TCACATCTGAGTCACATGGGCTGCAATGTGATCTTTCTAATCTACTACAACAAGTACAACGCTCGGTACAACAATGATGACCGAGAAGTACTTTGAATCGTCTAGAAGAAGAACTATACCGCCGCTATACTTCCCTACACACAGCGTGCGAAGACTTGGGCCTTGACTTAGAACTAGCCGAGACCCCTAACCTAACCCAGTGTGCACATTGTGGCATCTGGGAACGTACGGGCAGACTTGTACGCGATCTAGACAATGATGTAATCTGCACAATATGTGTTAGATTTGTAGGATTATGATATGTGGCCGTCGTATAACGGATAATACATAGAGCTTCTACCTCTAGAACAGGGGTTCGATTCCTCTCGGCCGCACCACAAGGATAAATTATGTTAGTTGATGACTTAAAAACACACTTAGGCACAGCCTTCACCCTCTTTACAAAAGCCGCTGGATTTCATTGGAATGTTGAGGGTTCAAACTTTCCACAGTACCACGAATTCTTGGGCAACCTTTATGGTGAGGTTTATAGCAGTATTGATCGTACTGCGGAATACATTCGTACCTTAAATGCATACGCACCTGGGGGTTTAAAGGCAATGCAAACCCTATCGGTATTACAGGACGAGCCACTACCACTACTGCCAACAGAAATGATGACACAACTCTACAGCGACATTGAACAAGTACTTGAACAACTTGATGTTTGCTTTGATAGCGCTGCTGCAGAAAACAAGCAAGGGATCTCCAACTTCATCGCAGAACGTATTGATGCGTACGAAAAGCACAACTGGATGATTCGTTCGATACTAAAGGCCAATCAATGAACTGGGTAGTAACTATTAACCTGATTGATGGTGAATGGTATCAATGTGTGTCTGTAGCTCCCTTTGATAAAGACGCTATTGAGAGTGCCTACGACTACTTCTTAGCGGATGGCTATGAAGTAGATAGCGTTACTGCAGAGTTGTTTGAACAGTCCCTCCATGGTGACATTACAGATTACGAAATTCTTGATTGATTTTGTAATCTCTTTCTTGTATAATAAATATTAGAAAGGGCGTATGATGAACGATAATTTGAATATGTTGAGACTGGCTAAGCTAGCGGGTCTTCGTAAAGACCATGCTACTGACCGTGAGTACATTGGTGACTTTGACTGGAGGCTGTTCGGCGACCTTGTGGTATACGAGGTACTAGCTACGCAAGAAAAGTTAGTCATGATTGATGGTATCAATGCATACCATCTTGAACGTCCCACTAAAGAACACTTCGGGAGTTGGTAATGGCCGGGTATACTAAAGAGTTTCTAGTTAACGCGTTCCTAGACAAGTTTGTTAATTGTAACATTATTACACTAGAGCAGATGGAGTCTTTAGAGATCATGGCTAATACTTTTTATGACAAAGTAGGTCGCGACAAGTTCCGTGTTTATGCATCACTAGATGCCGACGTAATCAAACGATACAAAGAAACTATTTAACCCCAGGGATGGGAAGCAGACGGGTTCGCTAGCACTGTAAATGCATAGCGCTTATAATATAAAGTATGGAGTATTTTATATTATGGGAAATCTAATTTATATTTGGAAGAAGGCCTTAGGTGATAAGGCTCATGACAATAGCAGAGTAGCTGACAGGGTTGCTCTAGTTCGCAGTGTGATTGTTCTTACCTATCTAATAACGAACATCACAATCGTAATTGGAATTATACATCATTGGTGATTACTATGTCGAGAACAACAAAAGACAAACCAACAGATCTATTATATGGAAACTACTGGGATACTGGGGACAAGCCTAAAGTACCTAAGTATCGTGACAATGAGTGGCACTGGGTTCAGGCTACCCCTAGCTGGTGGAACCATCTTTACCACACAAAACCTATTCGTGCTCGTTGCACGATCTGGGAACACGACATTGTCAAAGCCAAAGTAGAAGACCTTGATGATGTTGATCCGCCTAACGTTAGCAACAAACCACACAAATACTATTGGTAAATCCACACTTGATTTTGTGGGTTTAATATACTATAATAATTCTTTAACTAAACTAAAACATAAAATGTTACCACTATTCTTTTTAATTATGTTTATGGCACTTGTAGCCTTTCTTTACTTCAGCAAATAAAAGCACACAATGAACAAATTTGTTAACGAATTCGGTGATGTAGCCGTTCTAGTAAACGAAGACCACGGCATTGGCTGGTCGACCTGCTGTCTTCCAGAAGATCGTGAGAATCTGTTATTTGACTCAGCAATTGTAAACATTGTGATGAGCAAGGTTGACGGCTGGGAACAAGAAGTCATTGAGTACTGCAAGACCAAGTACCCAGATTTTTACTGCATCCCATACAATCTTGTGGTAGAGTGGGTTGCCACAGGCCGTACCTTCTATATTGAGGAGTATGACGGCTATGAGTGTGTTTGCTACCCAGAACATCTTAAAACTTTCGTAGCCTAATATGTTTGACCCTAAACTGCAGCGAATCGGCTTTGCTTGCAAAATTGTAGACGACAGCGGTGTTAACCTCAAAGGGCTAAACACTACATCGACGACAATTACCTGGCTTAATAATCAGACGAAAGACAAGGCAGTTGATCGGCTATGGGAGCTCATGCGTACTAACGTAGGTATCCTACAGCGTCAGATGCTATGGGTTGCACTGCTTCCCCCAAACCAGCGTATGTTTCGTATGGGGTCGGAGATCCTCACCGCGTACACTCATGCAGACTGGGACTGGTTCTACAAACAACCTGACGTTATCCAGTACCTAGAAACCAACCTAATCAAGGTCGGCGAGCTAGCCAGTCTCCATGACATTCGTTTATCATTCCACCCCGGCCAGTTTTGCGTGTTAGCCAGTGAAAATCCTAATGTTGTGGAAAACTCCATTCAGGAATTCGAGTACCATGCTGACCTAGCCCGCTACATGGGTTTTGCTCGCAAGTTTCAAGACTTTAAATGCAACGTACACATCGGCGGCAAGCTAGGCCCACAAGGTATTCTAGCCGTGTTGAACCGATTGTCGCCCGAAGCACGCAACATTCTAACAATAGAAAACGACGAGTTCAAGTGGGGCATCGAAGACAGTCTAGTGCTAAGCAAACATGTTGCTCTGGTTCTAGACATTCATCATCATAATATTAGGGAAGGTGAATACTTCGATGTTCGTGACTACGAAATTGTTCAGGAGTCATGGCGCGGTGTACGCCCAGTAATTCACTACAGCTGCTCTCGGGAAGACGTGTTAGTAGACCATTCCCCAGACGAGTTGCCTAATCGAAATCAACTCATGGCTGCTGGCTTTACTAGAGCTAAACTTCGTGCACACTCTGATATGTACTGGAATCGTCCACTAAACGACTACGCGCGCACTTTCATGCCGTACGCTGACATTATGCTAGAGTCAAAGATGAAGAATCTAGCCAGCCGTAAGTTCTTAGAAACCCTATGAAAACAATCCTTAGTTTATTTGACTACAGCGGGCGTTGGTCTGACCCCTACCATAGTCGTGGATACAATGTATTCCGTGTAGACATTAAACTAGGGATTGACATACTCGACCTCCAACCAAGTGATATGCCATTTGATGAAGTCTACGGCATACTAGCTGCTCCCCCTTGCACAGACTTTGCAGGGTCGGGTGCACAGTACTGGGGTGTGAAAGATTCAGACGGGCGCACTGAGGCCAGCCTTAAATTAGTAGACAAAGTGTTAGAGCTGGTAGACTACTACAACCCCACGTTCTGGGCACTTGAAAACCCTGTTGGTCGACTACCAAAATTACGACCCAGGATTGGTGTACCCTGGTACTTTAATCCATGTGAGTTTGCTGGTTGGCTGCAGGATCCTAGTGTTGAAGCCTATACCAAGAAAACAGGACTCTGGGGTGTGTTCAATCGCCCAGAAAAGCGTCCAGTAGAACCTAGCTTGGGCAACTCACCCATCATGCGGTATGGGGGTAAGTCAGAGCGTACTAAAGAACTACGATCTATGACACCACGTGGCTTTTCCGAGGCCTTTCAGCAGGCCAATACTTAAAACACACTTGAAATCCAATGCTGTTTAGGGTATAATAGATATTCAAAACGGGCGAAAGCACTACCACCAGTGATCCCGCCGCCGGAACCGTAACCGGCTTTTAATTGAATACATTAGGGTGTTATCAAGGTAACGTTACTAGACGTAGTAACTACTCGGGCGCAACTGGCGAGGAACGCGTCCTGATATAACTGATTAGTCGCTATGGAACGGACGCACCGGACTCCTAAATAGATCAGATAACACCCTAATGTGTTCCATTATAAAATACTATAGACGTCAAAGGATATATTCTTCCAACCGACGCATAATTATTAGCCTCAACCAAGAAACGCCTTGTTTGTAGTATTTTATAATGGAGGAAATCATGCTGATTAGATACTGTAGCGACCTTCATCTTGAGGGTTTTTTGAGCATACCAGAAGCCCAAGAGTCCAAGTTTTTGCCGCCAGACCCACGCGATTCGTCGTCAGTGTTAGTGCTTGCTGGGGACATTTGCAGCAAGATGGTGGTTCTCGTGGACTTTATCAAACAAGTTGAGTCACGCTTCGTAAAGGTAATTTATGTTCCTGGAAACCACGAATATTACGGTTCAGAAATGTGTCACTGGAATAGGGTCTTTCGTACCCTTTGTCGTGCAGAACTGTCAAACACTTACTGTGCTGCTGGTACTGTAGAGTATTGTACCATTGGTCGTGTGGACTTCATATTCTGCACAGGCTGGGCAGATGGTGGTCGCACTTACCAAGAAGAAATGTGTGTTGCTACAGCAGTAAGCGACTTTCGCTACATTACTTTTGACCACCGCGTGTTCAAGGTTAGCGATATGCAAGTTATTCATCGCTGGCAAATGAACGAAGTAAACGACAGACTAAATATCAGTAAGAATAAAACTGTTGTTATAACTCATCATCTTCCTAGCTACAAGATTTGTCATCCACGTTTTGGCACTGTTCACAATGGTGGCTTTGCTAGCGACTCGGATCATGTTGTAGAAAAAGCAAACTACTGGATCCATGGGCACACTCACGATACTATTGATACTATGCTGGGTAATACTAGAGTGGTAGCCAATCCTGCTGGTTATGGCCGTGAAACCTGCCGCACAGAACATAATAACTATAGCACAAAGTTTTTAGAGGTATGACTATGAGCGACGGCGGAAAAGGTTCAACACCAAGACCATTTAGCGTTACAAACGAAGAGTACGCAACACGCTGGGATTGTATCTTTGGTATAGATAAACCAAAAGATACAGCCCCAGATAGCACAGTAGAAGAAGCTCCTGCTGACCCCCAACTTTCATCACTATAACCAATTCTGGTTATAGTGATTTTTTATCTTTAACTCTTAACTAAAATAGAGAATTATGACCTAAAATAAAGGACTAATCATGGATGATTCCAACACACAGACGGCGGTTATCATCGCTGTGCTACAGGAAAAGATCAACTCTTTAGAAGAACGTCAAGATCAAGATGCGATGAAGATCGCAGCTCTAGAACAAGACCGTAACAACGCTCTACGCTGGGGTATCATGGTACTAGGTTCCGCTGTAGTTTCAATGGGCGCTTGGATTTTTCAGTTATTCTCAGACCGTTTAAAATAATCACTTGAGTTTATCTCACTAATTTGATATAATAATTACTTAGATCGAACGGCTATGGCTTCGGCCATAGCCCCTATAGTTAATAGCATAAGCACAAATATCTACAATAAATGGTATGATTTGTGGCATACTGCAATGTGCAAGGTGGTGGGTTGCAGCCCCCCACAGACTTATGCTATTAACTATAGGGGATTCGCCAAGTTGGTAAGGCATCAGATTTTGATTCTGACATTTCGGTGGTTCGAGTCCATCATCCCCTGCCATTAGAATAAGGAACCAAAATGTTTGAAGACAGCGAAGGCGTTCATAATCACTTAAGCATTATGGGGTGTGATCTCCTAATGACGTGTTACGCCTGTCCAGAACAGTATGATGTGTTCCTAGAAGGAACACAAATTGGTTATCTTAGGCTTCGGCATGGTCATTTTACTGTTGTTTATCCCGATGTGGGCGGTACACTTGTGTATCAAGCAGATCCACTAGGTGACGGCATCTTTGAAATCTCAGAACGGGAACATTATTTGATCCATGCTATTGAGGCTTTGCTAAAACAACATGACTTAAAGGCAGAACGAAATGGTTCAAATTGAAATATCCGGCCCAGAGCACTCACACAAGGGATATCTTATGGTTGTTATCGCTAGGGTATTACGAGATCTAGGTGCTGAAGTAACAGTGCAAGGCGAAGAAACGCACCTGGCTGAAAAGAGCAACGCTGAGTTTGATGTCATCTTAGACAAAATTAGTGGTCTGAAGATTGCTCTAACAGAAATGAAAACACGGCTATAAAACACACTTGATATCGCTAGTAAAAGTTGATATAATAGATACTTAGACTGAGAGATTCCATAGTAGAACACATCGTACTAGAGAGGTCTAATCCTCAATTCTTTTACCGTGCCCTAACAATGCAAGGGTGGTGTGTTCTCCTATGGAATCGCTATAACCATTCGGGCCCTAAGCTAATGTGGTAATAGCAAACGACTCATAATCGTTAGGACAGGGTTCGACTCCCTGGGGGCCTACCAGATTTATGCTCGATTCGTCTAACGGTAAGGACGCTGGATTTTCATTCCAGTAATAGGAGTTCAATTCTCCTATCGAGTACCAGATACAGGACGATAGCTCAGCAGGTAGAGCAGTAGACTTTTAATCTATTGGCCGTGGGATCGTACCCCACTCGTCCTACCAGATATAGGGTGTTTTGATGCTATGGCGTGTGCATCCCGAGACTGTAAATCTCGTCCTATCAGGTAAACATTCTTGGTTCGACTCCAAGAACACCCACCAGACACGCGGTGCTAAGATCACTACAACCCTTCCCTAGGTTATAGTGATCTTATCGAAAAACAAACACACGCCGGTGTAGAGTGTGTTTGTCCGCCCCCAAGATACACAGGGATCGTCGTCCTCCGCAAAGACAATATGACACCAGTTTAGGGACTGGGGCCATATTGAAACACATTCAAGCAATGACAGGAGTAGTAGCCCTGTATCTTGCTGGACTAAAGACCTACTACGTCTGGGTGTGTTTCAATATGGGCTGCTAGTGATAATGGGAGCACAGGGCCTTTGCAAGGCTTTAGTCGGAGTTCGATCCTCCGGCGGTCCACCAAGTTTTTCGCCCCTATAGCTCAGCAGGTAGAGCAACGGTTTTGTAAACCGTAGGTCCTGCGTTCGAATCGTAGTGGGGGCACCAACATTTTAGGTATTATGAAAACAATTATTTGTTGGTATGATTCAGAAGTCATTGGAACACAGTTTTTTGTAGTTCCAGGCGATAATCGTGATCTAGAACATCACTACATTGGTACTTACGAGGATAACAATCCAGAGTACAATGAACGTGTTAGTCGCCTTAGTTATATGATACTAAAGGAAGACGGTACTTATGTACACGAACCCTTTAGATATTTTCCACACTGGGAACTTTACGAAAAAGAGTCTACTGTGGTAGTAATAACAGCAGGCGTTGTAGCATAGCGGGAGTGGCGAAATTGGTAAACGCAGCGGTCTTAGAAGCCGTAAGCTGAGAGTTCGAGTCTCTCCTTCCGCACCATATCAGGTCTTAAAGTGTTCACGGACGCATACATGCCTGTCACGCATGAGGAAGGGGATCGTTACCCCTTGAGACCGCCACAACCACTCGATGGCAGAGAGATCATGCAGTGGATTGCAAATCCACTTTATGTAGGTTTGAGTCCTACTCGGGTGTCCAGTCAATTAAGGAGTTAGTCATGCCTTGCATGAAATGTTCAAACGGCAAGTACAAGTACGGCGTCAATGGCAGCTGCGTATTTAATACCCTAGAGGCTTGCCACGCAGCGGCAGCCGCTATTCATATTCAGGATGAGATGGTACCTAGGAAAGATAGTTCTAGTGAGTACCTGAGTATGGAAGATATGTATAAAATGGTTAATAAAGACAAGTAACAAGTGTTCGTTACCGAAAGCTCAGAGAGCATTACCGCCCTAAGAGGAAGGTGCTTCACCAAGAGACTTTAGAACGTAAACAAAGTGGACAAATTAGGCTCTGTACGCGTCCTTGTTACAGTTCTCTGCGTGCACGCAGGGGCAACAAAATCATCTTGATTTTGTTGCTTAAAGATTGTATAATAATCTTTAAGCAACACGATTAGGATCATGAGTAAACGACACAAAGTAACCGCTATTATTTATGATCGTAAAGGCAACGTGCTTTCAATCGGTCAGAATAACTACGTTAAATCACACCCACTGCAGGCTAAACACGCTGCTAGGGTTGGTGAAGACTACAAGATCTTTTTACACGCTGAGATCCATGCTATTACTCGTTGCTTAGATATTTCAAAAGCTCACTCCATTAGTATCTTTCGTTATAATGAACAGGGTCAGCCTGTATTGTCAAAGCCCTGTGCTATTTGTACTTCGGCTATTAAACAAACCGCCATTAAGAAAGTAACACACACTTAATTCCTCAGTAGCTCAGAGGCAGAGCTAAGCACTGTTAATGCTTCGGTCATTGGTTCGATCCCAGTCTGAGGAGCCAACTAAATTAAAACTATGACAAACGACACATTCAAACAAAAGTTTTGTGGTTCAACAGCGCTAAAGCCTGTTAAGCGATATACCGGTACAGAAATGTTGGGCATTGCAACAATGCACAAGTCTAACGCAGTACCAGTGTTTTCTCAACAAACCGCTAAACTAATCTCTAGCATGAAATGAAGCACTATAGATTCATGTTTACCCACTGGTATCGTGGCACACCTTTTATGTGGCGAGATACCCAGTACAACTCAGGTTTAGTTCGACGTGTTACACGTTTTGGCCCACTAATGTTTATCGAGTATCTATAATGAGAAAATATGTAATCGCAGAGTTTTCAGAAACTTCTGGACTTAGCCAGACTGTTATTAAGGCCGAGAGCAAACTACACGCTCTACAGGACTACTTTGATGTAGAAACTGACACAGAAGGCCACCTATACTTAGACGTAGAGTCTCTAGTTGCCGACATGGGCCACGAGCTGGGCTTTGATATTAACATTATCAAAGTTGGTAAAAAGCCTGTAGACGCCGAGCCGGAAGAAGCAGACGAGTATGAAGTAGATTTCACCCCCTGGCCTTTTCCTACGGAACGGCCAGAATGAGTCACTTATGGGTGTTTCAGAGTATAAATGACAAAGGTCACTATAACTATCGCTGTTGCAATTGTGTTCTTGATGTGTCACTAGAATACTTCAATGACCTGCAAGACCTTGGCAAAGGTGTAGTATGTTATCGCGAACCTACTCAACTGGAGTTATTTTGAGCACACCTGTTATTTATCATTTCCCACCACAACTACCAAACACATTCCTAGTCTGGCACTTTAACCGTGCTAACTTTTGTACTGTAGTACATATCTAACCAAAGCCCTAGAACCAACCTTCTAGGGCTTTTTTAGTTTGAAAAAACATACTTGAAGTTGTTGTTAAATTGCGATATAATTTATATTCACCCCACCACTACAACCAAACAAATCAACTAAAATGAAAATCTTTTTTGCTGAAGTCGATCCCGAAGAATATACCCACGCCGAAACTGACGAAATGTTTCAAGACCCAGACACTGGCAATCACTTTTTCTACATGATGGAAACTGATAGTGACGGGTGTGTACGTTTGCACGATACTTGTGGTCGCATGGTTCCATTTGATCTAGATCAGATTGATGCCCTATGTGAAGCCACTTATGCCCTACAAGAACTCATCAACCTGCGCGCTACAATTGAAGAGCGTATGCGAGATGACGAGGAAGAAATAATCAACTGTACCCATCAATACACTGGAGTACGTATCCTTGCCTAACGTAACTCTAATCGGCATTACAATGCCTGTAGTAGACGTGGCCGATAGTGCAGAAGATCTAGTAGCCTACGCAGCTCGTGTTAGTAATCCTGCAAATCAGGCCAATACCACAACTTCTAATAAACTGCTGAGCTATCTAGTTCGTCACCAACATTGGTCACCATTTGAGATGGTTTCCATGGTAATGGAAATCCAGACAACCCGCGACATTGCTCGTCAAATTCTTCGTCATCGCTCATTTAGTTTCCAAGAGTTTAGCCAACGCTATGCTCGTGGTGATGAACTAGGCTTTGAGGTTCGTGAGTGTCGTATGCAGGATGCCAAGAATCGTCAGGCTAGTACTCCTGCAACCGATCGCGAGCTAGCACAACTCTGGGAAGAAAAACAGCAAGGTCTTATTGGACTTACTCGCCAAGTCTATAACTGGGCAATTACTAATGGCATTGCTAAGGAACAGGCTCGCGCTGTGTTACCCGAAGGCAATACAATGAGTCGGCTATACATGGCCGGTAACCTTCGAAGTTGGATTCATTACTGCCAGTTACGCTGTGGTATCGAAACTCAAAAAGAACACCGTGAAGTAGCAAATCTATGCCTAGACATTATGGTAGAACAATTTCCTAGTATCTCAAACATTGTACAAAATGAAAGTCACACCGATCAATGATTTTAACCCGCTAAGCAGCATCCTTTCGCTGTTTCCTAGTCGTGCTCCTCAACTACTAACCCAACAAGCACTAAATCTAACGCAAGCGTTCCTATACCTAGGGGGCACTATTTGCGAATCAGAAGACGACGTACTACACAGCTTAAAATTGCTGGACAGTATGGATATGATTGAACTGTCCATTACCAAAAACAACACAATTCTAGTAGGAAATAAATATAATGGCAAATAAAAAAGGCGCTAGTAAAGAGTCTCAAGCATCTAGCTATAAGGGCACAAAGCGTTGGGAAACCAATCGACTAGCAAAGCTTCTGCGAGCACAAAAACGCCACCCAAATAACGAACAAATCGTTACAGCAATGAAGAATATTCATTATCGTCGTAAGACCCCTACCACCGCAATGTGGAGTAGTACTAAGCGACGTATTGCTNGGCTAATGAAGGAGTTTAAGGGTGTGTGCCATCCTGAAATCTTTTCAACAAACGAAAAAGTCTCGGCCCCAGCATTAACCCTACCAGGCCCATTTAGTGTTGCAGTCAAAACCAAGTCTACTTCTGAGTTTGGTATGTTCACACTAGAGGCCCGTGCTCGTGTTGTAACAGGTGTTAAGTTTTGACGGGGTTAGAGATCTATCTGATATTTGCTTTAACAACGGCAATAGCAGGTGTTTATGAACTGGTAATGCCAGTAATCTGGGTATTAAAAGGCAAAAACCCAGAAATTACAGTAGTTAAACATAGTTGGATTACTTACCTAGCTAGCGCGGTACTAATATTCATTGTGGCTCCTTTATTCTTTCCACTAGTAATTATACCAAAAATGGGGGCTACATTTCGTCACGCACTCCATAAATCGTTTTTGAATAATCAAGAGTAAAATTTTACACTTGATGTTGTCGATCATTTTGTGTATAATAGATATTCACGAGGCCACAAACAACTATGAAATATACTGAATTTACTTACACAGACGCAAAAGGCAAGATTACTAACCGCAAGGTTCTTGTTATTCGTGAACCTAGTAATAAGTTGATAGGTATTGAGGTTTCAGAGATCGAGCCTACCGAGCGCGACAGTTTTGCCGCTGAGTATGACGGCCTACTTCAAGATTTTATTGATGCCGTTGAAGAACTAAAGGCTGACTTTGACCTAACCCACAGCCTACGTCAATTTATTGACACCAACATTAAGGATCGAACATGACAGAACAAGTATTAACAGGAAAAGCATTTTGGCTATCTAAAACACTATGGATTAACGTCCTAGCAGTACTAGGGCTATTTATGCAAATGCAGTCTGGGTTTATCTTTGACCCCACCATGCAAGCAGGGCTATTGTGCCTAGTAAACATGGGTCTACGCACAATCACTAAAGAACCAGTTACTTGGTAAAATTTTCGGTCAGTACGGTGGGACGTGCGGGTGGACAACACTAGGACAAGGTTCGAATCCAAACCGAGATGCTATGATTGTATGAAGTAATTAGAAATAAGTTCTGGACGCGGGTTCGATTCCCGCCAGCTCCACCAAAAGCATATTCTGACTAGTATCGGCAGTAGCCAAAAGGTCTTAGTATGCTTTTGATGGGGCTGACAAGGTTTCGACAGGGCAAAGAGTATATGCATGGACAATCCAGTAGGCGATGACTGTAAATCAAGCAAAGCAATTAAATGCAAACGATCTACAATTCGCTCTAGCAGCCTGAAAAACTAGCTAAGCTGAGGTTTCGGGGGAATTCCTTATCCAATAATATTCCCCCACATCAAAAGCACTCTTGTCTGTGTATTCAGGAACGGAAAGATAAACCGTGAGAGTGCTTTTGATGGGATATACCATAGCCGCGACAGTAGTTCAATGGCAGAATCATAGCCTTCCAAGCTAAGGACGTGGGTTCGATTCCCACTTGTCGCTCCATCAACTTTTTATAAAGGGCTGACCATGTTTGACCTAGAAGATAGCAAGCCCAAGAATGTTTTTAGTAAGACTATTGCTCAACTGCATGAGTTTTACCTTTCCGGAGAGATCACAGAACCAGAAGATTATGTAGAATGGTTAAACGTAATTCGTTCTGCTAGTGACCAAGATACTGTAAAGATCTACATCAACAGCCCGGGTGGTAATGTAGATACTGCAATCCAGTTTATGCACGCGCTAAAGTCCACCTCAGCATATGTAATCTGTTCAGTAGAAGGCGCGTGTATGTCTGCTGCTACAATGATCTTTTTATCCGCAGATGAACTAGAAATCTGCGATCATGCTTTATTTATGTTCCACAATTACGCAGGTGGTGCATTTGGTAAGGGTGGTGAAATTTACGACCAAATTCAGTTTGAACGAGCTTGGTCACGCAAACTACTAGAAAATGTTTACAAGGAGTTTTTAACATCAACAGAAATTACTCAAATGTTGGAAAACAAAGACATTTGGATGGACTCAGACGAAGTACGAACACGAGTTAAAGCAATCCACGACAAACTAGCAAACCTACGCAAAGAAAGCAAAAATGAAGAAGACTAAGCAAACAAAAGAATTTCCTACCGCTACTTACATTGAAACAGAAGATTATAGCCGTTTCGACTTCGAACAGGAGTTTATGAACTGCTGGAGCATTATTGAGGATCTAAAGTCGACCCTAGGGCATAGCAATCAAGACCAACTTGTAGAAGCCATTGCAACTCTATACGCACACAAGTTCGAGAAGTGTTTTAACACCTTCGAAGAAATGCTTCGACGCAAACACATTTGAAATTTCTCACTTGATTCATAGAGCCAAAAGCCCTATAATAATAACATGAACTCAAGAAACAAACGAAAGTTCAGGATTTGGGATTCAAACAGTATTTTTCAAGGTTACGAGCGCGCAATACAAATATGTGCTAGAATTGAAGAAGCCTGCGATAATAAAACAAATCCAGAAACCTTACCAATGAGTTTAGTGCCTACTGATGTTTTATACGATCTAATGATATGTTATCACGCGATGTATATCAAATTGCTAGACGAATCACTAATACAAAATGGCTATCCTAAAACTACCACAACTAAACACTAAGGAAATATAAATCATGGCATGGACAGAAGAAATGAAGCAGACCGTCATCGACGCTTATGTTGCAGGCGAGCCTACTCCAGAAACCAGCACCGAACTCATTAAGAGTATCGCCGAAGAACACGAACAGTCACCAAATGGCGTTCGCATGGTTCTAGTGCAAGCCGGTGTTTATGTCAAGAAGGACGCAGGTACTTCAGATAAGAAGACTGCTGCTCCTAAAGACGGCGCTCCAAAGCGTGTGTCAAAAGAGTCCTCAATTGCCGCGCTCAAAGCCGCTATCGAAGCCGCTGGCAAGACCGTAGACGACGAAATTCTCGACAAGCTAACTGGCAAGGCTGCCGTATACTTCGCTTCTATCATTGGCTAATCAAAAGGCAGGCTTAGTCCTGCCTTTTGTCATTTAGGGAGTTATAATGGGTGTTCGTAAAACAAAAATGGGTGATGCAGAAAAGTTGGATGATACCAACATGGTTCGCGTTATCCAAATGTTGGAGGCTGAAAAGCCTTGCAGTAAAAAAGATGCTTGTGCAGCACTAAACATTGCTTACAATACTGCTAGGCTAACTACCCTAGTTGAAAAGTTCAAAGAAAAGAAAGCCAAAGAAGCAGAACGACGAGCGGCTAATCGTGGCAAGCCGGCTAGCAGAGATGATGTTATTTACATTGTAAAAGACTACCTAGAAGGTGCTCCAGTAAGCAAGATTGCAGACCGACTATTTCGTTCCCCAACCTTCGTTAATAACATTCTAGAGGAGTACAGTGTGCCCCGCCGTGCTAGCAGTCATGATTACTTTCGACCAGAACTTATTCCAGAGGCCGCAATGCGGAGCCGGTTTAAGGTAAACGAGGTAGTATACTCGGCACGGTATGATTCAATTGCCCGCATTGAGAAAGAATCAACCCAAAACGACATTTGGGTTTATCGCGTGTGGTTGTTGTCAGAAAAGTGGCAGCAATACGCATACCAGCCAGCCGAGGAGTTGGCATCACTAGAAGCACTCGAAGCCATCGGTGCTCATTTTAATTAAAGGAAATAAATGAAAGACATTCTTAGCCACCTAACAAAAGCCAGCCTACTAACTGCCACCCTACCAGCCACAGTAATGATGGACATGGTAACAATGGGCGGATCACTAGTAGGTAAGTCATCGCCGTTTACAATGACGCAACTAATGGACATTAAAGAGTCCATGACGAAGGCAACCGCCAAGGTGTGATTTTTTACCTTGCGCCAAACCTCCGAAAATCCAAGCGCAATTTCCTGGCCGAACATTCATTTTGGTCCTATCAACTTATGGAACACACCAAGAATGGGTGATAACGATATTTTTAGCAAAACAATTTTTGAAAACACTGAAAAAGGCTTTCAATATCGTTTAACTGTGTCAGAGTTTCGAGAGGTGCAGTATCTCCACCTTCGTAAGTACTTTTTGACTTACGAAGGTGAGTACATGCCAAGCAAGGAAGGCGCTTCTATTCCGGCTTCAATTCAAAACATCTTTGCTATGCTGGATGGACTAATTGAAATCTGTAGCCAAGAAGAATCGGTTGATGTTATCACTAATTACTTTAGCAACAAAATAACACAGTTGAAATCAAATGCCTAAAGTGCTATAATAGATTCATGAACAAAATCAAAGACTTTCTAGACGAAGCAAGTATTCAGTATTACGCTGGATCACCCATCATCACTGATGAGGTATTTGATGCACTGGCCGACCAAATTGGGTATAGTGCCGTTGGCGCTCGTCAACATGAAGATGTGTGCCGCCACTACCACAGAATGTACAGCCTACAGAAGTACTATGTAGACGAGGGTGCTGTGCCCCTGCCTGACCATAAAAACAAGTCAATGACTCCTAAACTTGACGGCGCAGCCGTAAGTTTGCTGTACATTAATGGTGTTTTAACTCAGGCGCTTACTCGTGGTGATGGTATCGAAGGCAAAGACGTTACTGAAAAGTTTACAAACACAAAGCTAGTACCAAACAAAATCAAGCATTTAGGTGTTATCCAAGTAACAGGTGAGGTATGTGCTCCTAAACACGTTGAAAACGCACGCAACTATGCGGCTGGTGCACTAAATCTAAACTCTGTAGACGAGTTTCGTACTCGTTCTATTGAATTCTTTGCGTATGGTGTTTATCCCTATATCACCGAAGAATTTACTAGCGATCTCGCTTCTCTAAAGAAGATGGGATTTTCTACCGTCCAAGACCGCAACTTAAGCGAAGTCTACCCTACAGACGGTTTAGTGTTCAGAGTCAACAATAACGCTGACTTTGATGTTCTAGGACATACTAGTAAGCATCCTCGAGGTGCCTACGCACAAAAGGAGCGGTCTGCTCATGTTGAAACAACACTATTATCAGTCGAATGGCAAGTTGGAAAGTCAGGCAAAGTCACTCCCGTGGCAATTTTACAGCCTGTACTTATTGGCGATGCTTTGGTATCTAGGGCAACTCTTAATAATGGTGAGTTTATTCGTACACTAGATCTACGCATTGGTGACACAGTAGCAGTTCGACGTGCTGGTGAGATCATTCCGCAAGTGTTGCATAAGGTCGAGTAGGTATCAAAATTTAGACTTGAACTGTGTAGCCTTTTACCGTATAATACATACTCAAAGCAAATAATTTACCAATGATTATCGAAATTCCAACTAACTGCCCGTGCTGTGACTACCCCCTAGAGTTGGTTAATGCCCAACTCTTTTGTAGAAATCTAGCCTGTGGTGCTCAGTTGTCAAAGAAGATTGAACATTTTTGCCGTACACTAAGTATTAAGGGTCTTGGCCCAAAAACAGTGCAAAAACTAAATCTTGCTGATATTACTGAAATCTTTTGGTTGGAAGAGTCTGAGCTTGTTGAGGTTCTAGGTTCAGATCGTCTAGCTGAAAAGTTAATTATTGAAATCAATAAGGCTAAGTCAGCCGATCTTGCAACAGTATTAACAAGTTTTGCTATCCCTCTAGTGGGTAATACGGCTACCACCAAGATCTGTGCAGTAGTGGGTCATATTGACGAAATCAACGAAGAAACCTGTAAAGCAGCAGGACTAGGTGCTAAAGTAACAGAGAATTTGCTAACTTGGTTGGCAACCGACTTTCAAGAAATCAAAGAGTTTTTGCCCTTTGATTTCCGTTCTAGTAAAGCAGAACTACCAGATACTAACAGCTTGACAGTATGTATTACTGGCAAGCTAGTAAGTTATAAAACGAAATCCGAAGCAGCCAAGGTACTGGCAGCCGCAGGATTCAAAGTAGTAGAGGCGGTAACGCGTACTACTAACTACCTTGTTGATGAAGAAGACAAGGCTAGCACGAAACGTAAGAAGGCCGAGGAATACGGCATAACAATCATCACAAATCTAAACGATTTATTAACCCAGAAAGAAACTTAAAAAATGTCAACAGAAAAAGCAAAGAAGTGGTCAGAAGACGCAGTTGCAACTCTACTAAGTATTGTTGGTTCGCAGTCGCCTGTCTCTGTAGCCGCAGTAGAGCAAGCAGCAGCTGAGCTAGACGTATCTAGCCGTTCAGTCGCCGCAAAACTTCGTCAGCTAGATCACGAAGTAGCATCAATGGCTAAGGAAAAGACTTCGGCCTTTACACCAGACCAAGGCGCTTCACTAGCATCGTTTGTAAACGATAATGCAAATCAACTAACCTACAAGCAAATCGCTGAAGGTTTTGAAGGCGGCATCTTCTCCGCCAAGCAAGTACAGGGTAAGATTCTAGCACTAGAACTCACCGGTCTTGTTAAGCCCGCCGAAAAGGTTGAGGCAGCTCGTACTTATACTGAGCAAGAAGAGACCAAGTTTGTTAGCATGGTTCAATCTGGCAAGTTCATTGAGGATATTGCCTCAGCACTTGGCAAGACCATTGCTTCAGTTCGCGGCAAGGCTCTTAGCCTTACCCGTAACGGCCAGATCGACAAGATTCCTACACAACGGGAATCACACGCAAACGCCGCAGTCGATGTTGTAACACAACTTGGTGATGGTCTCTACAGTATGTCAGTTGCTGAAATTGCTGCTGCTACCGACAAGACCGAGCGCGGTATTAAGACCCTTCTAACCCGCCGTGGGTTGACAGTTGCCGACTACGACGGCGCTGCTAAGAAGGCTAAGGCGGAATCTAAGACAGCAGTCACCGCTTAAATAGTGTTCTAACTATTTTTAGGGATAGAGATTATTGTTATCTCTATCCCTTTTTTCGCTGGAGAAATAATGAGATTTAGCAAAGAACTGTTAACCCATGTACAATGGTACTTCACCCGCGAAGCGCAGCGATATGAGGATGAAGTTTATGATACTGATGTACGCTATTACAACACCATTTTAAAACATCTAGAGGAAGTGCGAGTAGCGCTAAAACAATATGAAAGTAACACTGAGCTACCATGACACCGAGTCATTTACTGTAGAAGAAGTAGTTAGTCAAGCCATCCATAATTATGGTCGTCAAGTCAAGGTAGAGATCACACCAGAATCTACTAAGGCTCACGACCTAATCTACTTTGGTCTACAGCAAATGGTTACACATCAGCAGCTAAGTATACTTTATGACAAAGGCAACACTTATCAGAGTGATCTAAAGAAACTTAGGTCAGAAGTACTGTACAAGTTAGAAGAGATATTGAACCAAGTTATCATTGATAACGAATCTAAGGTGACTTAATGGATTGCAGTGCTATTGTTCTAAATAAGATGTTGGAGGAGCGGAATCTAGATACGTGGAGCAAGCTCAAACTCGTCTTTTTAGATCCAGCATTTTCCAGCCTTTATAGTGCTATTGGTAAGTATTACGATACCTACAGCAACATTCCTAGTTTTGATGAACTAGGAATAACACTCCGTGATGGTCCTGCACTTCGCACACTAGCGACCCTAAAACTAGTCGACTCCGCCGACATTTCCGGTGAAGTAGCCTTAGCAGCCCTAATCGACCAATACACACAAAACGAAACTATCAAGCTGCTAGACAAGTTTATTGATAAACTTCCTGTCTACGACACTCAGGAAATCAAAGAAAACTTATCCAGCATAGTACTTACACTAGATGAAAAAACACTTACTACCGAAGGCGTATACTCAATGGCTGACATTATGCTGTTCAAGAACGCAGCAGAGTTGGCCCGAGATCGTGTTCATCTTGGCTTTAACAATACCTTTGACGCTAATCTTGCTGGCGTTGCTCGCCAGGAACTTATTCTAATTGGTGGTAAGCGTGGTAGTGGAAAGTCGATCTGTGCTTCAAACATAGTAACAAATCAATACGAGGCTGGTAACACCTCCGTAATCTTTACAATTGAAATGGTTGCTCATGAGGTACTAGAGCGTAACCTATCTATACTAGCAAACGTCGATCACCAAAACATCAAGAAGGGCACACTGTCCGATTCTGAGATTTTACAGTTAGTAAAGTGCAGATCAGATATGTTCCTAGATGCGGGTGATCTAGTGGAGAATTTCAAAACACACCGAGATCGTTACAAGTTTGAGTCTGAGTTGGTTAGGTCAAAAGAACTAAAGCCAGACAACCAAATGATTATTATTGATGATCGCGCGTTAAGCCTAACAACCCTAGACCTCCACCTAGGCAAGATCAAGTCTCGTTTTGGCGATAAGTTCACTGTGGCCGTTGTAGACTACCTAAATCAAATTGTAGTAGAGGGCGCTAATCAGTTTGACTGGCAGCCCCAGATTATTGTTTCAAAGAAGCTAAAAGAGTTAGCCCGCAAGTACGACATTGTTATGGTGAGTCCATATCAAATTGATGCTACTGGCGAGGCCCGTTTTGCTAAGGGGATTTTAGATGCTGCAGATATTGCACTTGTTATGGAGGCGCATGATAAGGAGAGCGCTGCTCTCACTTTTCAAACTACTAAGATTCGTGGCAATCGTGAAATGACGTTTACTAGTCCTATTGACTGGTCTACACTTCGTATCAGCCCCCACTCAATCGAACAACCTGCTTCAAAAGAAACAATTAAAAAGGCCGGTAAGCGTACTCAAGAGACTGCTCCGGATTCCAAATCAGATATTCCATGGGACGTATAATGAAAGAATACTTAATCAACATACTGATCGGCATTGACCAACTAGCAACCACACTAATTGGCGGATGGCCGGACGAAACTATTTCTAGCTATATGTTTCGTCTTGAAAACCAAGACAAGATTGCTGGCAGGATCATGAGGCCGGTTATTGATTTCCTATTTAGCTGGCAGGGTCTACAGGGTGGTCATTGCTACCACTCCTACCTACACGAAACTTTACGCCGCGACCTACCACCAGAACTACGATAATGAGTAATCCAGTACAAGATCTGCTAGACAAAGAAGGTGTTCGTTACCAGACCAGCGCTAAAGATTTTGTTACTAACTGTTTATCACCAGAGCATATCGACAGCACTCCTAGTTTTAGAATTGACCAACTAACAGGTATTGCTCACTGCTTTAGTTGCGGATACAAGTGCAATATCTTTAAACATTTTGGAGTTGTTAGTAACTTTACTTCAATTAGGGTTGCTAAACTAAAGCAGAAGCTAAAAGATCTAAGTGCGAGTCAAAATGGGGTTGAGTTTCCAACGGAACAAATTCCTTATACTAAAACCTTTCGTGGTATTAGTGTTAAGACACTTCGCCACTTTGGTGCTTTCTACACAAATGGCGGCGATGAAAAACTACAAGATCGTATCTTTTTTCCTATTACAAACGTAGCTAAAAAGATTCAGGTATTTGTAGGCCGTCACCTAATGTCACAAGGCAACCCACGGTACCTAAACTACCCCGCCGGTATTACAATGCCAATCTTTCCTGACAACTTTGAAATCCCTGCAACGTCTGCGGTTTTAGTAGAAGGAATGTTTGATATGTTGAATCTTTACGACAAAGGTATTACAAATGTGTGTTGTACTTTTGGAACTAACACAATTAGTAAAGATGCTGGTGCTAAACTTTTAACTTTAAAGATCCAAGGTATACAAAAGATTTTTATTATGTATGATGGTGATGATGCAGGCAATAAAGCCGCTGAAACCCTAAAGCCTGTGTTAGAAGAATGTGGATACATAGTAGAAAAAATAACACTACCTGATGGCGTAGATCCTGGTGATCTAGACCAAGACTACGTGAACTCAATTAAAGAATACATAAATGCTTAAAATCGCACTAATCGACAAAGCCCCTAGTCGCACAGACTACAGCAACCACTTTACCTTTGACTTCGAACAGTTCCACATGAGTTCGATACCAATACAAAAGCTACTGAAGAAGGATGTTGACCTAGACATTGATCTTGACCTTTATGACCTTGTAATCCTAGTAGGTTCGGAAGCCGCTAAAGAGTATGGAAAGATTACATCCGTAACTAATTATGCAGGGTTGTTAATGCACGACAAGTTTGTTTGCATTACAAATCCTGCTATGTTGGTATTCAAGCCAGAAGGCAAGCCCGACTTTCAACGCGCTGTAGATAAGATCCATAAAATTGTTAGTGGTGAAACAACCTCAGCACAAAAGACTGGGGACTTTGGTTGGATTGTAAAGTCTGATGAGGCGATGGTATTCCTGCTTGAGGTGTTAAATAGTAATGCAACAGCAGTAGCCCTAGACACAGAAACCACCGCACTATACGTTCGTGATGGCTACATGCTAGGGCTGTCAATCAGCTACAAAAAGAAACACGGACGCTATATTATCACCGACATTCTAGGTGATGAGCATCTAGCCGTGTTACAGCAAATCTGTGATCGCTACACAATCGTGTTTCACAACATGAAGTTTGACTACAAGTGGTTTAACTACCACCTAGGTATTAAGTTTAACCGGCTAGCAGTGCACGACACAATGGTTATGCACTATGTGCTCGATGAAACTGATAGCCATGGTCTAAAACCACTAGCACTAAAGTACACAGACTATGGTGATTATGACTCGGAACTGGACGACTTTAAGAAGGACTACTGTTCAAAGAACAATGTACTACAAGAAGACTTTACCTACGATCTAATTCCTCTAGACGTAATCGGCAAGTACGCTGCTATTGACACCGCGGTAACACTAGAACTATTTGAAAAGTTCTGGCCTATTGTTTCAGCGAACGACAAGCTAATGTGGGTTTATAAAAATCTGTTAGTACGCGGCACACTATTCCTAATGGACATGGAAGAAGTAGGCATCCCTATTCATAAGCCGCGATTAGTAGGTGCTGGTAATTATCTTGAAAAGTGGATTCTAGAAGCTAAACAAGAAGTTTATGCTTTTCCACAAGTACAAGCCTTTGAGAAGGACACTGGAAAGATTTTCAACCCTAACTCAGTACAGCAACTACGAGTGGTGCTATTCGATTACTGCAAGTTAACCCCGACAGGCAAACTAACTAAAACAGGTGCACTTTCAACGGATGCCGAGGTTTTAGAGGAACTAAGCGATCAGCATCCACTTCCACAAGCCATCCTAAAGGTTCGACAACTAGGAAAGATTCAGAGCAGCTATGTTTCAAAGATTCTACCCGAGCTTGACAAAGATTGTAGGATACGTACCAACTTTAATCTTATATTTACTACTTCTGGACGTTTGTCTAGTTCTGGGAAGTTTAATGCGCAGCAAATTCCCCGAGACGACCCGATTATTAAAGGCTGTATTGCGGCCCCGGAGGGCTATAAGATAGTATCTCAAGACTTGGCAACAGCCGAGATGTACTATGCCGCGGTGTTAAGTGGCGACAAGAACCTCCAAGCAGTCTTTAGCAGTGGCGGTGACTTTCATAGCACAATTGCAAAGATGGTATTTGATCTGCCCTGCCCAGTAGAAGACGTTAAAAAGCTGTATGGCAGCATGCGCCAAAGTGCAAAAGCTATCTCGTTTGGAATTTTGTACGGAAGTGGCCCACAGAAGGTATCTGATACAGTTACAAAAGCAACAGGTGAGTATTACGGCATTGATCGTGCTAAAGAAGACATTAAATCTTACTTTACCAAGTTTAGTAAACTAAAGGGCTGGTTGGACTCTCGCAAGAAGTTCATTGAGACTAATGGTTATACCTACAGTTTCTTTGGTCGCAAGCGTCGTTTAACAAATGTATTTAGTGCAGATAAAGGAATTGCAGCACATGAAGTACGATCAGGAATCAATGCAGAAGTTCAAAGTATTGCTTCTGATGTTAATCTGTTGGGAGCTATGGACACGGCTGATGCTGTGGCAAAATTGGGTCTGGATGCAAGAATATTTATGCTAGTACATGACTCTATTGTTGCTATCGTAAAAGACGAACACGTTGATGAGTATTGCAAAGTGTTAAAGCAATATACCCAACTAGATCGTGGTTGTAGCATTATGGGAAGTCCAATCGGCACAGACCAAGATGTGGGTCAAGACTATAGTTTTGATAAGTTTGACGGCAGGTACGGTCTAGAAGGTAATATCCTAGTAAAGAAAGATGAATGAGATAGGGCTGGCCAACTTATATTGGCCAATCTATCGCATTGGTCGATCAAAACCAATTGTAGACGATAAAGTATCTTACTTTCTATTTGCTAAACCAACAGAAACAGATGCTTTATCTTACAAGATTTTATTCTTAGATGATCGCAATATAAAAAATCAATCTCTAGGTGCTCGCAGACTGGTTCTAGAGTCTGCGGGCAACAACCTTTTCAAACTAAAGACTGCTATATTTTTCTTGTCAGACTTAATCAAATTAGCACAACCAAATGTATGGTTTATTGACTCAGTGGGTACACTATTTCAATACACTAAAACTCGGAGAGTTGCTCTAGTCTACAAAAAGATTGCAAAGATTATACCTATTGCTACTGGTGGTTGTATAGTAGAAGTAGAAGGGCTGTCTGAACGATTTAAGAGCTATAGGACGCCAGAACTAAGTAGCACTCCTTATGTAGGATTGTTGCAAGACAACCACTCGCACGTACTATACGGTTTTTACGACAAACTATACAAAAACACTAACAGAATGATATGACACAAAAAGTAGTTGTAAGTAATCGACTATACTTTAGGCCAGAGTCCGAAGAACATCAAAAGCAAATCATTAATGAACTAACTTACCGCATTGAACTAAAAACTGGTCAAAAGGGCAAGTACAAAACCATTGAGGTTATTAAGAACTACAAGATCATGCCAGGTGGTATTATTTCGATTCCGCAAGGTCGTATGGATCTAATACCAGAAGACCACGAGATTGTAGATAAGCGGGTATTAAATCCAGTACCCTTTCCACTCCCGCGCATAGCACTTCGTGCTGCGCAGGTTCCGGTGTTTGATCAGGTCACAGACTCTTGCTTTATTAACGCTAAGGTAGGTTGGGGCAAAACATTCACAGCACTAAATATTGCCCGCAAATTAGGTCAAAAAACCCTAATCATCACACATACAGCAATGCTTCGTGATCAGTGGCGTGATGAGGTTCGAAACCTATTTGGCATGGAACCTGGTATCATTGGATCGGGGAAGTTTGATATTGAAGATCATGCTATAGTAATTGGTAACGTACAAACTGTAACAAAGGTACTAGATAAGATCCAAAAAGAGTTTGGAACAGTAATACTAGATGAAGCCCACCATGTCCCAGCCACTACCTTTTCCAGTATTATTGATGGTATTTACGCCCGATATCGTATTGCTTTGTCTGGTACGATGCTACGAACTGATGGTAAGCATGTAATCTTTAAAGACTACTTTGGCCCCACACTAATACAACCCCCTGCTTCTGACACCATGAATCCTGTAGTAAAGTTAATACCTACGGGTATTAGCCTACCAACGCAACTAGGTTGGGCACAAAAGATAAACAAGCTGCTATACGACGAAGACTATCAACAATTTGTTGCCAGCTTAGCAATAACACAGATACTAAACGGCCACTCAGTGCTAATCGTAGCAGACAGAGTGGAGTTCCTAAATAACGTAAAGGAGTTGATTGGTGCAAATTGCGTACTTATTACAGGCGAAACAGACTACGACACTCGTAAGTCCCTTATTGCAACCGTCGAATCCGGCGAAGCTATGTGCGTTGCTGGTTCCCGACAAATCTTTTCCGAAGGAATCTCAATAAATCGGCTAAGTTGTGTTATACTAGCCGTGCCAACGTCTAATCCTATCTCACTAGAACAGATCATTGGCCGCATCATGCGTCAACATCCTGATAAACTAGACCCTGTAGTACTAGATCTACAATTTAGCAGTGGGCCTGAAAAGCGTCAGAATAACACACGACAAGGATTTTATTTATCAAAAGGCTGGAAAGTTGTTAAGGTATGAATAATGTTTGATATGCCACAAGTAGACGATGTAGATGTGTTCGATAGTATAGCCCTAGACGATCTTTGGTGCATAGACAAACTAATACTATCAAAGAAATTAGGTTATGTGTGTGCACCTGCAGGCATACCACCACCAGTTCCTGGGATGTATGTAGTGAGGCCTATTGTAAATCTGAAATCGATGTGTGTTGGCACCACAATACAATACTTAGACTCGGATTCAATTCCAGACGGCTACTTTTGGTGTGAGATCTTTACCGGTCGCCACCTTAGTTTTGACTATAACTGGGGTAAACAAACATTGGGCGTCGAAGGATTTAGAAGCGACCAATCCCGTTTAGATAGATTTAGTCATTGGAAACGTGTAGACGATAAGTTTGTACTACCAGATGTGTTACAGGCGATTGCTAACAAGTATGAATGGTTTAATATAGAAGTAATAGGCACTAAAGTAATTGAAGTACATTTTAGGTATAACGACGACTTTCAAAACCACAATGCTACTACGATTGTGCCTGTGTGGAATGACCAGTTTTATGCTAGTCCTGCAGGAGATAGACTAGGATTTATGCTAATACACGGCAACATCGATTAGTAAAACAGCGATAAAAAATTGATCTTGATCTGTAACATCAAACCTGCTATAATAGATATTGTTGAGGGTTATAATGATTTGCTTTTTTGATCTAAAAATACTCGAACTAGAAGCTGGATCGGATTCAGAAAAGTTTTTGTGGTTATTGTACTACCACCATACTAAGTCCATTCCTAAAAGTTCTCGTGTTAAGTATAAGCCTAGTAAATATAATCTAAACGGTACTAGCTGGTTGTTAAAACCAGAACGACTATTCGAACTAAACATAGACAACAATTACATAGTTCAATACATAAAGTTAGCCGCTAGACGTAGTTATTCCTTTTATAAGTTTTATGGAATCAAAACACTAGATCGCAGTCTGTTTCCAGACCTAAACCTAGAAAATATAAAAACCAATCCGTTATTAAAAATCACTAACAATCTAATTTATTTCAAATACGAGGAAATCTAATCATGGCATTAGCATTTAATTCTACCAAAGGCAAGGCTGCAAAGAAGTCAGTTGAATCTTATGAGTACAAAGACGGCGATAACGTCGTGCGGTTGTTCGGCGGTGTTCTACCCCGGTACGTGTACTGGGTAAAGGGCACTAACAACAAAGACATTCCAATCGAGTGTTTAGCCTTTGATCGCGAAAAGGAAAAGTTTACAAATACTGAGATCGATCACGTTCCCACATTCTTCCCAGACAAGAAGTGCTCCTGGTCATACTCAATCAACTGCATTGACCCACGAGACGGTAAGGCAAAAGCTCTTAATCTAAAGAAGAAGCTGTTTGAGCAGATCATGACTGCTGCCGAAGATCTAGGCGACCCTACTGACCCAGTTACTGGATGGAATATCGTGTTTAAGAAGCAAAAAACTGGCCCCCTGCCTTTCAATGTTGAGTATACCCTTCAAGTCCTAAAGTGCAAGCGATCAGCATTGTCAGAAGATGACCTAGCCACAGTTGCTAAGGCTGAAGACATTGACAGCAAGTTTGTTCGTCCTACTGCTGAAGAAGTCAAGGCTACTCTAGAAAAGATTGTTAATGGTGCTACTGAAGAAGCTGCAGAAGATGACTCCGCAGAAGCAGAAGCTGCTAGGGAACTAGGTTAATATGATGCCCCTATGGTTAACCAATCATAGGGGCATTTTCATCGGATAAACAATGAGAATTCTATTTACCGCGGACCTACACATTAAGCTAGGCCAAAAGAACGTTCCTACAGACTGGGCGCGTTCACGATACACAGAGCTCTTTAGTCAACTAAAGGTGTTACAGACCCAATGTGATCTATTTGTTGTAGGAGGCGACATTTTTGACCGACTAGCAACAATGGACGAACTGGAAGTGTACTTTCAGTTTCTAGATACAATTATTGTTGACACCGTCATTTATGCTGGCAATCACGAGGCTGCAAAGAAGAACACAACGTGGTTGACAAATTTGAAAAATGTGACGACAAAAGTCAATCCCTTAGTCAGAATCATAGACGACTTTTATACGTTCAAAGGGGTTGATTTCGTTCCATATAATAGACTAAAAGAACTTGAAAATACTATCTACACATTTGATGAAAATGTTTTATGTACCCACGTAAGGGGCGAAATTCCTCCTCACGTAAAGCCCGAAGTCAACCTAGACCTATTCACACGCTGGAAAACCGTTCTAGCCGGAGACTTACACAGTTATGAAAATTCCCAACGTAATATCCTTTATCCGGGTTCGCCTGTTACTACTAGTTTCCATCGCAACTTGGTTAGTAGCGGTGTTATCTTTTTGGATACAAACACACATCACCACGATTGGGTAGAGCTGCAACTACCGCAGCTAATTCGTAAGACTATCCAGGCGGGTGAACCAATGACACCCACGGACTACCACCATACAATTTATGAAGTAGAAGGCGATATGACTCAGCTAGGTGATATGGTATCGTCCGAACTACTAGACAAAAAGATCGTAAAGCGTAGTACTGATACCCAACTTATTCTAGATCCTGCCATGACACTTAGACAAGAAGTACAAGAGTACCTAAGTTATGTGTTAGAGCTACCCGAAGCACAGATTGACACAATTTTAGAGGAGCTAGACCATGCAGTACGACTTTAATAAAAATGCCGTTGTTTACAGCCAATCAGGTTGCCAAGCATGCGTAGAAGCAAAAGATCTACTAGAACAGTTGGGCTATGTAGTCGAAGTTAGAACGCTAGGTGTTGACGGTAACGCCACAAAAAAGCAACTAATGCAGGACTTTCCGGATGCTAGGTCGATACCACAGATTATTCTAAATAATCATAAGATTGGTACACTGCCCACACTAAAGAAGTTCCTAAAGATACAATGAAAATAACTCTACAAACAATGAACTGGAGTAACATCTTTAGTTATGGTGATAACAATACCATAGACTTTAGTTGTAATCCAATTACTCAGATCGTAGGATTAAATGGCCATGGTAAGTCTTCTATTGCACTAATCCTAGAAGAAGTTCTATACAATAAAAATAGCAAGGGTATTAAGCGGTCAGACATTATCAACCGTAATACTGGTAAAAAGTCGTACTCAATTGACTTGACCTTTACTAATGGTGTAAACAACTATACCATCAAGACTATTCGCGGTTCTACTACGTCAGTAACACTGATCCGCGACGGCGAAGACATTAGTAGCCATACTACTACAAGCACTTACAAAACAATTGAAGAGCTAATTGGTTACGATCACAAAGCTTTTGCACAAATTGTTTATCAAAGCAGCAGTAACAGCCTAGAGTTTCTTACTGCTACAGACAGCAACCGTAAGAAGTTCTTAATTGACTTACTAGACTTGAGCGGCTACACAGAGTACGGCGATGTTTTTAAGTCCGAGTCAAAGTTAGTAGACACAGAAGTCACTACCACCACCGCAAAAATCAGCAGCGCCAACGACGTCATAAAGAAGTACAAAAATACTTCGCTAGAGCCTATGGTTACGGCTATAGTGCCCGTTCAACCTACTGAACTAGAAGACAGGTCTAAGGTTATTGCTGTAGAGCTGAAAAACATTGTTTCTATCAACAAAGATATTACTGCTAATAATAATGCTAAGTCAAGCATGCAGAAGTATTGCGCAAAAGTTAATCGTAACATTGTAAAACCTGTTAGCAGTGTAGAGGCACTAACAAAAACACAAACTGAGTTGAGCTCTATAATTACTCAATGTGATAACTTCATCAAGAAAACAAAGAAGTTAGCTACTCACTGCCCTACTTGCTCTCAAGCAATTGACAACAGTAAAAATCTTAGCATTGTAAAAGATCAGGAAACCTTACGGAGCATTACTGCTGAACAGCTAGAGGCTATTGATGCAGAACTTGCACTAGCCACAGCAGAGTATAATGCTTATACTAATCAACGGATGAACAATGACTACTACGATAAGTATTATGAAATGTACGATCCAGATCTACCAGATATCCTGCTAGACAAAGCAACACTAGAGTCAGAAAAAGAAGCGATTGACTTAGAGATTGGATATGCCCTACAGAGTATTGAAGACGCACAATCTCATAACTTAAAGTGTGCTGCACACAATGCTAAAATCGAAGTAATCAGGGAAAATATAAAAGAAGCAAGAGAGTCTCTAGATGTTCTAGAAGCTAAACTTACCGTGCTAAATACTAGAGCTTCCACGCTAGCAGTCCTAGTAAAAACTTTTAGTAATACTGGATTAGTAGCTTACAAGATTGAGTGCTTAATCAAGGATCTAGAGTCTTCAATCAACCACTACCTAACAGAACTTAGTTCTGGTCGCTTTCAGGTTTACTTTAAGATTGTTACTGGTGACAAACTAAATGTGGTTGTAGCCGACAACGGCGTAGACATAGACATTTTAGCACTATCAGGTGGCGAACGAGCACGTATCAACTGTGCAACACTATTTGGTATTAGGCGATTGCTACAAAGCCTAAGCAACTCCACAATTAATCTGTTAGTACTAGACGAGACCATTGAAAGCCTAGATCTAGATGGCAAAGAAAAGTTAATAGAGTGCTTAATCAATGAAACCTATCTAAACACCTTTATTATTTCTCATGGATTTCAACATCCGTTACTAGAGAAAATTCAGGTTAGCAAGGTTTCCAACATATCTAGGATAGAATAATGGTAGTAGACTCCAGAGCCAAAGGTGCTAGAGCAGAAACAGTAATAAGAGACCAGTTAAGAAAACTTACGGGTCTCAAGTGGGAACGAGTACCGGGTTCTGGAGCACTAGATGAAAAGCATGGTTTAAAAGGAGACCTTTACGTACCAAACGAAAAGAACCTTTATGCCGTAGAGGCTAAGCACTACGCAGAAGACCATATGACCAGCCAAGTACTTACTTCGAAGTCGCCTCAGCTTATTGCGTGGTGGTCTCAGGCTATACGTCAAGGTATTCAGGTTAGTAAGAAACCAATCCTAATTTTTAAGCATGATCGCAGCAAGACCTTTGTTGCGTACATAGACATGCCAACCACAAACTACCGATACTTTTTTGTAAATACTGAGGAACATGAGTTTTATGTTTCCACCTTGGAAGATTACATTAAATTTGAGAAACCAAAATTTATAGCTTGACTTTACTAGTCGATCGTGATATAATAGAAAGTCAACTTAAGTACAACATGGCCAAAACATTCCAAAAACTAGCGTCCACTGATCCACGCACAGTAATGATACTAGACTCACTAAATCTTGCTTTTCGCTGGAAGCACAGTGGTGAAACAGACTTTCTAGAAGCCTACATTAAAACAGTAGAAAGTCTGCGTAAGTCCTACAACTGTGGCAAAGTAATTATTGCTTGTGATAAGGGATCGAGTAGTTATCGCAAACGTATTTATGACGACTACAAGCAAAACCGCAAAGATAAACAAGCCCTGTCAACCCCAGAAGAACAAGCCGCTTTTGAGCGATTCTTTGAGGAATTTATGAGAGTAATTGACAACTTTGCAGAAACCACTAACTATCCAGTTTTTCGTTTTGACAAGGTCGAGGCAGACGACGTAGCAGCCTACATTGTCAAACATCGTAGAGACTTTAATATAGACAATGTAGTACTAGTCTCCAGTGACCGAGACTGGGATCTGCTAGTAGCACCTGACGTTATGCGCTTTTCCTACGTAACGCGAAAAGAAGTCACGTGGGATAACTACCATGAGCATTATGAATGGACACCTGAACAATACATTTCAATCAAGTGTTTACAGGGTGACGCGGGTGATAACGTGCCCGGTGTTCCAGGCATAGGGCCAAAGAAAGCAATGGCACTAATACAGCAATACGAAACAACTTACGATATTATTGCTAGCCTGCCAATCAACAGTAAATACAAGTACATACAAAACTTAAATGACTTCGGTGGTGATCGTTTGATCCTAAACTATCAACTAATGGATTTGCTAGAGTTTTGTGAAGAAGCAATCGGTGTTGAAAACATTGACACCATTAATAACACCTTAGAGGAGTACCTAAATGAATCTTAAAATCAGACTAACAGAAAAAGATCTGATGCCAACTAGAGCAAACCCAAACGATGCAGGTTTAGATTTGCGTGCTGCCGAATCCAAACTAATCCGGTCTGCTACACCGACACTTATTGATACTGGAGTCTCAGTTCAGATTCCTAAAAACCATGTAGGCCTAGTGTTTTCTCGATCAGGACTAGCAAAACACGGTATCACGCTAACTAACTCTGTTGGTGTAATCGACAGCGACTACCGCGGTAATATCAAAGTTTCTCTAATCTGTAACGTAGATAACGATCGCGATATTTTTATTAATAGAGGTGAGCGTATTGCTCAGCTAGTTATTGTGCCTATTGTACTACCAGAAGTACAAATAGTAGATGAAGATGATGAAGAATGGTTAAATACGGCCCGTGGAACGGGTGGTTTTGGTAGCACAGGAAAAGCCTAATGACAAGTACAAGAGCACACGTAATTACACGCAGAACATACAATCGACCAGTCAATGATGCTGGTACAGTATTCGAAACTTGGGCAGAAACAGTAGCACGAGTTATTGACCACCAACAGTGGCTATGGGAACGGGCCGCTGATCGAGAACTAGACGACTTTGAATACGCAGAACTCTACGATCTAGAACAGCTAATGTTAGATCGTAAAGTATCAATGTCTGGACGAACACTCTGGCTAGGTGGTACTACGGTTGCTAAGACTCGCGAAGCATCCCAGTTTAACTGTAGTTTTACAAATGTAGAAACTATTTACGACATTGTAGATTGCTTATGGCTGTTGTTACAAGGTTGTGGCGTTGGATTCAAGCCAATTGTTGGCACACTAAATGGGTTCTCAAAACCTATTCGTAATATTAAGGTTGTGCACTCAACCCGCACTGAAAAGGGCGGTCTAGAACATAACGTAGAAACTTATGACCAACTAACACGCACTTGGACAATTCAAGTTGGAGATTCAGCCGAGGCATGGGCTAAATCAGTTGGTAAACTAATGGCGGGTAAGTATACCGCCGATACACTTGTTCTAGATTTTTCACAGCTAAGGCCTGCGGGCGAAAGGTTAAAAGGATATGGATGGATTAGTTCAGGCGATGGAGCTATCTCAACAGCTTATGTTGCAATCGCTAACATTCTTAATGGTCGAGCCGATAGTCTCCTTACTCGTATGGATATTCTCGATATCGTTAATTGGCTGGGGACTATTCTTAGCAGCCGCCGCAGCGCTGAAATTGCACTGTTTGAATACGACCAACCGGAATGGGAAGAGTTCGCAGTAGCTAAAAAGGACTGGTGGTTGTATAATAACGCACACCGCCAACAGTCAAATAATAGTCTAGTATTTCGTAAAAAGCCAAGTCACGTAGAACTAACTAAGCTTTTTGCTACTATGGAAGCAGCCGGGGGTTCTGAGCCCGGTTTTATTAACGCTCAAGAAGCACTTCGTCGTGCTCCTTGGTTCAATGGGTGTAATCCTTGTGTTGAAATTCTATTGGGAAACAAAAGTTTCTGCAACCTTACTGAAACCGATATTGGTAAGTTCAAAGGAGATACAGCAGGCCTTCATGAAGCAATCCGCCTTGCTGCTAGAGCTAACTATCGCCAAACCTGCGTCAATCTAAAAGACGGTATTCTACAAGAAGCTTGGCATATCAACAACTACTTCCTGCGTCTTTGTGGTGTAGGACTTACTGGCATTGCTAAGCGTCCTGACATGACTGGCTATGATTACGAGTACTTAAAGCGTACTGCTACGTCAGCAGCCATCGGCATGGCTGAGGAGCTTGACCTACCAATGCCAAAGAACGTTACTTGCGTTAAGCCTTCGGGTACGCTTAGTAAGATCATGGATACTACCGAAGGGGTACACAAGCCACTAGGTAAGTATATTTTCAACAATGTTCAGTTCTCAAAACACGATCCGGTAGTCGAAATTCTCAGAAATGCTAACTATAATATTTTTAATCATCCTACTGACGAATCTGGTGTACTGGTTACTTTTCCAGTAGAATGGAAGGACGTTCCTTTCCATATTCAGGACGGAAAAGAAGTAAACTTAGATACAGCAATTGACCAGCTAGAAAAGTATAAATTGATCCAGACTAGTTGGACTCAGCAAAATACTTCTGTAACAATTAGTTATGAACCACATGAGGTTCCTAGCATTGTAGACTGGTTACTAGCAAACTGGGATTGTTACGTAGGTGTGTCTTTCATCTATCGCGCAGATCCAACTAAAACAGCGAAAGACTTAGGTTATCTATACCTACCCCAAGAAGTTGTTGATGAGCCCACTTATCGTAAGTATGTTGCTCAACTACTACCAGTAAGTATTGAAGCGCTAGCCGGCTTTGATGAGATTGTAGGTGAAGAATGTGCTACAGGCGCTTGCCCAATTAAATAATATGGAAAACAAAATTTTTACACTAAAACTAACTGTGCAACAATTAAATACAATCATGTCTGCACTAGGCGAACTGCCTTTTAAAATAAGTAATGATTTAATTCAAGAAATACTTAGCCAGTTTAACTCTCAACAACCTGCTGCTGACGCAGTAGAAGTTGTAAAATAGTAAACAAAGAAAAAGCCCCCTAAACTTTTGGTTTAGGGGGCTTTTTTACTGTCAAGTTTTTGTGAACTTTACGAAGTCATCTGCTAAAATACTAATTAAATCTTTTCCATCGTCTGACTTAAAGTATTCATTGACACGATGTAGATTATTACTTATCGTTACTTGTTGCTCTTGAGATAGTGCCTGGCCGAAACTTCTACAAGCCTCGAACTTTTGTAGTGCCATTTGGACTACAGCAGGATTATTCTTTATAGCAAAAAATAACGCGTCAGGAGTAATAACGTTAAGCAAGTCAGCAAGCATATGTCAATCTCAGCTTACTCGTGTGTTAGCTGCAGTTTGTGAATTACCTGACACAGTACCGCTACCGATGTTTAGAACACCTTGCTGAATGTGCTGGTTTTGACTCCATAGAGCATTTAGCTGAGCGCCAAGAACAGCTAGTTGCTGTTGCTGTTGCTGAGCCTGCTGCTGTTGAGCAACAGCATTAGCAGTGTTTGTATTGCTAATGGTGATGTTACCCTCAACGCCGCGTAGACGGCCTTCGTTACGTAGTTCGCTAATTTCATTGGCTAGGCTAGTAATTAGGCGGCTGTCATTAGTCTTGTCGATTGACTGGATTAGTGCACGTGTCTTATCGCCATCATTAGTAATAGCTTGGTTTAGTAACCAAGAATTACGTTCTGCTTGTACTGATGCGTCTTTAGTAGCTAGAAGATTAGCAGTACCTTGTGCTACAGTAGTAGCTGCATTATCAGAGAATCCTTTTTGATTCATCTGGGTTTGCATATTTAGGTTAGCCATGATGTTGCTCTCAAATGATGAGATAGCACCGATAACTGAACCTGTACTTGCTGTAGTACGATTATTAATGTCCATCTGAGCACCGGCTAGTGCTAGTTGAAGTTGACCTTCGGCTAGTGGAACGGCTGCTTTAATATCGCCTAGACTCTGCATAATCGCAGAATTGTTAACAATCGATTCAACACCCTGAAGCGTTGCAGGAGCTCCGACGACGGCATCGTTCCCAAGACCGTTAAGACCATTGCGGCCAAATAGTGCGGTTCCTAGTAGACCGCCAACTAAACCAGCTCCAAGACCGGCTCCCATGGCTCCGCCTTGGTTGTTGCCCATGCCTGTACCGGCGAATAAATTAAGTGTATCTGTTGGTGACATTGTGTCTTCCTCGTAAGTTGATGATGCTGCTGAGTGTGCAGCAAGTTCTATGGTACTGGTAGTACCTAAATGTTCTACATTAACCATTTGGGGTTCTGTAGTCGTATTTTTTAGTTTAAAATAAACTATGTCCCCTGGCTTAACATCTAACATGTCTACAGGAGTTTGTACCTCGTTAACGAATGCTTTTACTCTTACGCCCGGAGGAAAGGTAACATTTACTTTTCCTTCAGTAACAATAGTAAATTTATTAGTACAACCGGATACCGTGCGTTCTATTGCCCACATTGTAGCCCTTTAGTTGAAGTGGTTGAAAGTATGTATAATTTTTTATACCCACAAAACTTTGTATACCAAAGTTTATGAATCTATTATATAACATATACCAACATAAGTCAATACCAAAATTATACGCTAAAACTTGTGGGGTGATAGTCGATTATAGAATTAACCACTGAGTTCCATTGTACACTACTGTTAAGGAACCATAAGGTACATTAATTACTGCTGCAACTGCACCATCAATGGTACCTGCAGTTGGTGTAATAGTAATTGGTGTTGCGGGAGCCGCTAAACCTAAGCCGTCTTTAATAACATAGGTTCTACCAGTAACGCCTACAGGTAGTGTTACTGCAACAGCAACGGGGCCAGGTACTTGTACTGAAACAACTTCATCTGTACCATTTAGTACTACGGGTGAAACAATCGCATTACGGATTGCTGATGTAATTATACCACTAGCAGAAATAGTAATAGTATTGCTGCCTGTTCCTAATGTGGGAGTTACTGTAATACCTGTGCCGGCTAAAATTCCGGTTGGGAGATTTGTATATGACATATTAACTTATCCTTGTTAAAGTGATTTTTGTACTAGCACCGGTTGGTCTAGTAGGTGTGACTCTTGCTGGTAGTGCAGTTAAAGCAGTAGTAGTATCTGCACTGCTCCAACATAATTGAATATTGCTACTGGTAGCCATATAGAGCGTAAAGTTACCAGAAGCAAAAACCTGTGCTAAGTTATTAGTGAGCTGTAAGTCCTGTGCGGACAGTGGTACATCAACACCATTATATCTCAACCAAAAACTAACAGTATCTGTACCACCAGAAGTTTTACCCACTAAAACAGTAAACATTAAAGTGTACACACCAGCATTGTCAACAGTTAGTGCATTACCTCCTGTTATGCTTATACCATTAGTAGGTCCAGAATTACTATAAGTAGCTATATTAACAGCATTTGCTACTGGATTGGTTTGCGTGCCATTACTAAAAAACCCGTAGTTTAATAGCCCTGTGCTAGCACTTACTACACCATCTGTTACTGATAGGCCCGTTCCGACTTTCAAGACACCAAAATCAGCTGCTGTTGTTATCGGCGATTTGTAACTCATACTATGCTCCAACTATAACCATTAAATACTACTGTTACACTGCCATAGGGAACATTAATAGTAGCAATACCAGCGTCCACAGTCTGCCCTGTTCCTTGAATAGTAATATTCTCAGTACCCGCATTTCCACTACAATCTTTTATTATATAAACTGTACCTAGTATGCCTACAGGCAGAGTGATAGTTACAGGTGCTATAGTTAAAACGCATAAAAAGTAGTCCGTTGATAGTGCGGTATAGTTGTCAATAATATCAGTAACAGGAACTAGGCCCGGAGTACCCGGTGGGCCGGGAGGGCCCGGTGGTCCTGGTGGTCCTGGTGGTCCTGGTGGTCCTGGTGGTCCTGGTGGTCCTGGTGGTCCTGGTGGTCCCGGTATTACAGAACCTCCAATGTTAATAATATCGTCTCCGCATCCACCAATACTTACTAGTGGGCTGGGTTCAAATAGGAAAAATCCTTGAGACTGGCTAAGTGGAAACAAGGACTGAGTTTGCATAAACGGATTAAAGGGTGAAAACATGGTTGTCCTTATTAAAAATTTTGGTACCAAAGTCAATATACCCATTATATACTTTATGGGTATATAAGTCAATACCAAAATTATATACTTGAATTTCCGGACGTAAAAAAGCCCACTAGGTCATCAACCTTAGTGGGCTTTATTTTATTATCTATTATTCATGATAGTATCACGATGGCCCTTAGACCACGTATAACCACCATCGCCACCCCATAGGTCCCAAGCAACGCGGCCTGGGCTTGGATAGCCTTCTTCACCAGAACTAAAACCAGTGGCTTGTTTGTCGACTTCGTGTCTGGAGAAGAAACTGTACATTCTTAACACGGTGGACTCAGACAAGTTCTCGCGATTTACTAGTTGATTTGCTCTAGCCAGACCTACTAGTGTACCACCACGATGGCCTTCTTTACGCCAGTCTAGAGCACGTCGGGCTGCTACAGCCATTCCCTCTGTGGGCTTGTACATCTTCACGGCTTTTTCGGTTTCACCAAAATCAACGTTAGCATTGTCTGGATCTGTACGGGGGTCTTCCCAGCTATCACAAGTACGTAGTGCTGAACAACTAATATTCCAGACAGTGCATACTGCACCTGGCATACCTTCAATGTCCGCCCAAGCAGGTGTTACAGGTAAGTCAGAAGCTTTTAGGGTACCGCCCTCACCAGTGGCTAGGCAGGTTAGGGTTTCAGGAGCATTATCGTAGTGAGCACAGTTCATACAAAGACGAGTGCGTGCTACACCTTCGGGTACTTCCCATAGTGCAGACTTTGCCGCCCAGTAAGAGTTCGAGGGTTCACGTGGATCTGCAGGACCTAGGTTAGCTTCTTTGATAGTTACTAGGTGGCTAGCTAGATTAATATACTTAAACTGTGTTGCAATCGGACAGCTATTATCCATAATTTACCTTTTGGTTTTGACTAAAGCACTATTATACAACATTGTGTATAATAGTGCAAGTACAAATTTTACTTTCTGTACGCCATAATGATTTGTTTACACATCTCACTACGTACAATGTCTTCGTCTAAGAACTCGATGACTTCCACGCCCTTGATGTTTTCCAGCCTATCGCAGGCATCGTCTAGGCCCGAGTTAGGAATATCAGCCTGCTCAGTATCTCCAGAAAAAATCATTTTGCAGTTGCGACCGATGCGGCTAAGTAACATCTTCATTTCCTCACGAGTACAGTTTTGTGCTTCGTCTACTAGCACAATACAGTCTTCAAAGGTAGTACCACGTAGGAATCCTAATGGAGTAGGCTCAATTGTTTTAGACTTTAGGGCATACTCATAAAACCCACGACCTAGTGCGTGACTGAAGATGGCGTCAAAAGGTAACAAGTAGGGAGCGTACTTCTCCTCTAGTGTGCCTGGTAGGAAGCCTAGTCCACGACCCGTTTCGATGTTTGGGCGCGTAAGGATGATTTTGTCAACCTTTTTATAAAACAGCTGCTCTGCTGCATAAGTAGCAGCAATAAAGGTTTTGCCTGTACCTGCTGAACCAATGCCAAAGATAATATCATTTGATTTAATAGCATCTAAATATGCACCCTGAATAAAGTTGAGTGGTTTTACTGATTGTATCGAAGTTTTTACTCCGTGTGAGCTGGTTGGTTTAGTAATACTATCAAACTGTTGATCACGTCTAGCTCTTTTACCGGTACTTCTGGCCATAGTGTAGGCTCCTAAGGTCATTCAAAAAATAGTGTGTACTTGCTTATTCTGGTCAATAAAACGTCCTTTACGTGGTGTCTATTAATGTCACAAGCACTACGATTTCCATATAGTGCTGCCTTACTTTTCAAACAATATAGTTCTACGTTGTTAAACCATTTTGTATGGTCACAACCAGGTGCTAGTTTACAAGCTCTACGTTCTGAGTCTAGCCCGCCCACACCGCCATTGTAAGCAGCATCTGCAAATGCTAGAGCCTCTAGATCGCTGTGGCTGTAGGGCCTGTAGTAGTTGTAGTTGTCTCGAGACTTTAAGACCACTGCTCTAATCTGTAGATCTGGGCGTGTATAGATGTTGTCCCAGCTCAGTTCGCTTAGTTCTTTTTTGTGTAGGAACCTAATTTCTTTTAGTGCATCAAATCTTAGGGTTCCATCGCTACGCCATGCCCTTGTTAGTTGACCAAGCCCTGCTCCTTCCTCGCGAGCTGATTTAAGCCTAGACGTAGGACTCCAACAGCGTGAGTGTGTTAAGGAAATACAAGACTCGTGTTCTATTAAACTACCAAGGGCTGCTGCTTTGGGTGTGTGGACCAGTGAGCCTGTTGTTCTTGTACTAAGGTTGGAACATACTTTTGAGCATTTTGTGGCACTTGAGCATAAACCTGGCTGCCAAATAGCCCTAGTAACCCAAAAATAACTACGCACATTCCTAAGAAAGATAGGCCAGCACCTACTGGTGTTTCTTTTGATAGCTGGTAAAGCCTAGCCATGTCGATGTAATCAAATAGTGCTTTGCGTGCTAGGTGAGCAAACCACACTGCAATAACAGGAGTAGCCAGTTTAGCTAAAAATGGTAGAGTAAGATTGCCACCATTTGGATCGCTTAGGACCAAGTATAACACAATAATAAGGCTACCACCAATTAAAAATAAGTTTCTAAAACGAGGAATTTTCATGTTAATCTTTCACGTTGGTTAGGTGTTTTATTGTTAAAACACTTTTACGCTGTTGTTGAGCACAAACACCGTACATTTGAATAGTGGTGATATAGTGCTCCAGTAGATAGGTTTCCATTGGCTTTGCAGCGTCGTACAGCGGTAGTGGTTCACACAGCCTTAACAAGTTACTGTCAACGTAAATCTGTTTTTGTTGGATTACTTGTTTTGGATTTTCTGGAACTGAACTACAGCCGATCAACATTGTAGCAAGCAAAATGCAGAATAAATGTAGTTTTTTCATTCTTGGTTTACTCTTTGAATTGCTTGGTTGATGCTATCCACAAATTCTGGCTGTAGGGTACAACGACCTTCTTTTACAATAATCGTAGGCTTTGACTTTACTTTTTGTAGGATGGTCTGTACGTCCACAACCAGCTCAGACTGCTTTTGTACTAAGTCCGTGTTAATGGTCTGGAGGTTAGCCTCTAAAACATCAAGCTGATTGTTTAGCTTGGACTCATAAGCCTGAAACTTTTGATCACATTCTAGGTTGGCGGTTACGTATCCACGGTTATAGACCCAGCTGTAGGCCAACCCTAGAAACCCTAATACTGCTCCAACAATTACTAGTTGAATAATGTACTTATTAAACATTAGCGGTGTACTCGTAGCTGAAAGCTAGCTACACGCGTATTGCCTGCAGTAGTTTCGTAGGCAATGTTAATGATGAAGTCTTGGTAGACCTGTACTTCAAGGTCGGTATTGCTAATAGTAACTTCAATGGCATTACCGTCCTTAGCACGACATTTGACCACCACAACGCCTTCAGGAACATTAATTGGTGCAGCGCTTCCTACTAGCTCCATTGGTTCTAGTAGTGCAGCACAGTCTAGGCGATAAACAATGGTTTCTTTTGCGTACTTTTCCACACGTGGTAGTACCGACCCCGCAGGTTTAATTTGAACTGTTGGCATTATGTATCCTGTACGACTAGAGTTACTTCATCTTCATATCGCAGACCTGCGGGTGTTGTATTTACAACTACTGTTGCTTTGTAAGTAACACCATCAGTTCCTGCAGAAACTACTACTTTCACCAAGTTACCACTAATAGTGGGAGTTGGTGCAGTTAGTGGGGTAGTGTTGGTACCTGTTACAACACTAATAGTTACTGAGGGGGTAGTAAGAGTGTCCACTCTACCAGCTAAAACAGTAGTATAGTCAATATCGAAATCTAGAATTTCATTAGGTTGTTTTATCATGGATCCTAAGATTGCCATATTATCCTCTCGTTGTGGTGGTAAAAGTCTTGCTCTTGGTTTCAGGTGTAAATAACTTGGTTCTTGAGTCTGAAACAAGTGAAACCGACTTGGCTGTTGGACTAAATAACTTTGTTCTAGTAGCACTTAATACTGACAAAGTTTTTATGCCCGCTTCAATAACCTTAGTTCTTGTCGTACTAACAGCAGTTATTGCTTTAGTTGTAGCAGTAACTACCTTAGTACGTAAGTTACTTAAGTAGTTAATAACACTATTTTGCCAGATATCTACTGTGTGGTTATATAAACTACTGCTATTGCTATATAGACTTGCTAGCAGCACTCTGATCGAACTAACTGATCCGTTATATAAGGTGCTGGTGTTAGTATATAGACTAGCTAGTAGCACTCTAAATGAACTAACTGTGTGGTTGTATAAATTGTTCACACCCGCAAAGAGTGGGGCAAGTAGTGTGGTTAGTGTGGTTTGTGTTGTTGTAGCGTACCGTGGAGCTAGTGCATTGTAGTTTTGTAGTACTTCTTGTGCAGAGAGTGCTCTGTTGTACATCATAAACACAGGGAGTTTTCCCTGAAAATGACGTTGCGCTCCGCCTATTCCGTCCCCTAGGTGTATATTACCACCATGCACTAAAGCATCTGGATTTGCTACAGTCCAATCTAGAACACCATTAACGTATCCTGAAACAGATGACGGTGTATAGGTTACTGCTAAACAATACCAGTTATTATTTGATAACAATGTTGGCGATTGGTATTCCGTACCACCTGAACTTGGACGAAATCCCCAACGGTTGCTAGGATTATCTCCACTATAGATTTTGGTCATTAATCTATAACCATTACCAAAATTTTGAGTTGCTATAATTTCTTCGGGTCTTGTATTTTGTGGATAGATAAAACAAAACAAAGTCATTGATGCCGGAGTGTTTGAAGCATTACCTGTTATTTGAACATGATCATCAATCCCATCAAAAACAACAGCTCCAGAGTTATCAGCAGTATAGCTCGGTCCGTTTGTTAGTGTTCCTATATTACCACTACCACTTAAATCACTCCAGGTTGTTCCAGTTCCAGAATAACTGTTAGGATTAGCAGCATCTAAATGAATTACTAGGCCGTTGGACACAATAGTGGAGGGGGGCTGCTCTAAGTAAAGTGCGTCATTTGGTGCTTTGAAAACCTGCCAAGGATTTTGACTAATACTTAGTAGTTCTTTATCTGACAGACTGCGATTCCAAACCATTACTAGAGGTATGGAACCGTTAAAAGTTACTGAATCAAAAGGATCTCGACCAATAGTAGCATTTGTAGCCCCAAAAGCACCATTAATATTAGTGGTAGTGTTAAATACCCGCTCTACACCATCAATCCAGCCACGGTGGTTATTAGAAGCCCTACGGGTAAATACCATAACGTGTGGCTTACCGTCTGCAACATTAGGTCCGCCACCAGAACCATAACTAGGACGCATTTGTATTAAGTTGCCAGTTAAGTCTCTGCAAGTAAACTCAGCAGTACTAAAACTTTCATTTTGGCCTGCTACAATTTTTACAATTTGTGTGCTATTAGGGCGTTCTACGTATAGACCATAACCACCACCATTAGTAATTCCAGTAAAATTACTAACTATTGCTAGTATAGTCCAAGTAGGGTTTAGTGAAGCTAAAGCAGTTGGTGATGCTTGCCAGTATGATGTAGCACCGTTTGCACTGTAACCAATGCCAACTGGTGAAGTTACTTTGAGGGGTGTAGGACTAGTGCCAAGAAGCGTAACTGTAGGGTCTGATACAGCAGCATTAACGGCTTTTACTAACCCTTTAGTGATCGGATTGGACCAATTAATCTTTGTTGATTTTTGAGGTTGTTTTATTTGTGGCTTGGTTTTTACCCTCACAAAACTTCGTGGGCGGGGTACGGAGGACAAGTAGATTGGTTTGTCAACTGATTTAAAGATTTGCCACGGATTTTTTGATAGTGCATAAACTTCTTGTGGACTTAGTGCGCGATTAAATCCTAACCCTAGCAAGTTTTGGGTATTTGGGCCACTGCTGGCATCAGTACCGCGATTGATAAAACCTAGAGAAAAGTTGTCTAGAGTAGATATTGATCCAGAAGCAGATCCAGTGAATCTACTGGCAGTAATATCTACACCATTTCTGTAAATAGTAAGAGCGCCAGTTCCATCATAGACACCAATCCAAACTGCGAGTTCAGTACCCCATATGGGTTGGTATGTACCAGCTTCAGCACTACTAAGACCGCCACCATCTACTGTTCTGATAACAGCGCGTACTTGTGCACCAACCCCGCCAGTTGGTAGACTTCCTTGGAAAGCAAATAGCTGATTGCCAGCACCATTTGTACCAAAACCACCAACCAAAAATGCAGTAGTAGCGTTTTCTGGAATAGTACAGTAGGCAACAATCGTGGCTGCGCTGCCCATCGTTTTGACTGTTTTTGTTAGACCATTGACCGTGGTGTCGTTTGGATTTTTAAGTGCAACACCGTAGGGAGTTGGTAGATATGTCGGAGTACCAACACGTATCAGTTGAGGGTCTGGCGCAGCTGGATTGATTGCGACCACTAAGCCCTGTGTAAGGGGATTTGACCAGTTGATCTTTGTGGGGGTTTGTGGTTGTGTTTTTCTTATGCGGCGTAGTACTGGAACTGAACGTCTTGTTAGGCTTTTAGCTGCAACATAGATTGGTTTTGTGGCGGGTTTAAAGATTTGCCAAGGGTTTTTTGCTAGGGATAAACACTCGGCATCCGTCAGGAACTGGTCGGATACAGCAAAGAACGAGCAAGAAGCATCTGCAGTTCTTGTGGGATTGCCGGAACCTATGGTAAGAATCGGAGTTGCAGTGTACAGTCCACCACCGACTAGTGCGGTAGTAGTTGTTAACTCTAAACCTCTTTTATTAGTAAATAGTTTTTGGCTTCCGTCTTTTATTTTTGCTACTATGCCTAGATTTTTTGCTTCGTTATAGTCAGAATATGGTGACGATACAAAAGTAACATTGCCCGGTGTATCAGCATAAAAATAACCGATTGATCCGGTACCCGCGCCAGTCCTGTTTCTAATAAGAGCTACATTTGAGTAGGGGCCACCATCTGTAAGATTTGGTAAAACTCCAGCCACAAATGGGTTGCCAATAGTGGACGCATAAAAATCACCAAACCAAACTAAGGTCGCTTCCTTTGCAGGCGATGATGTAATGGACTTTGTCCAGCCAACACCAGTTGACCTGTTGGCTAGTGCTTTGCCGGAGTGATTTACTTCTGTAGTAGCGCCAGCAGTAGGGTCTAGTGTAATACCAGAAACCAATTCGCGTGGTTCTGTGCCGTTGACTACCCACTTAAACCCACGTGACTTCCAGTAGTTAGAAATTTGAGGAGTAGTTTGGGGTTGTGTTGTGCGTTTTGCTATATTATTAACACAGACTAGAGTTCTAGTGTTACCACTACTAACCCCACCCTGTAGTAGTGGTGTAAAAAACATTTATGCCACCTGTCTTATTGACCACTCAATGGTGCGATCAGTTCCCTGGTTCTTTTTAAGTGTGTACGACCAACCATTTTTTAGCAGTAGCGCTGGTGTAACCAGCACTGGTTGGGGGCTTTGTGAGCCGGAAATAATGATTTCTTCGACTACACGTTGCGTGCTTGTAGTCCGAACTTTTTCGTAGATGCGTAGTCTGTATTCCTCAGTTGCAGTAAGTGCGCTAAGATCTAAAAATAGTTGGTAAATACCGTGGGCAGTCTGGGACGACACTGCGGAAGTAGAGTTGGTGGGTAAGTCGTACTCAGTTGTTCCAATTGTGGCTGAGTTGTTGTAGATTTCTGCAATAGCCATTATTCTGCGCTCCAGTATGTAATGGCTAAATAGCCCGGTCCACCTGCAGAACCAGCAGCATTTCCGCCACCGCCACTACCACCAAAACCAAAACCAGTTCCTGTACCAGCTGCTGTATTGCCTGTTCCACCAGCACCTGGATAACCATAAGCACTGGGTCCGCCGTCTCCGCCACCACCATAACTGTTGGTTCCGTCGTTAGATCCGAGTCTAGCACCTGTAAACTGCCACTCTGCATTCATGGTGCGACCACCAGATCCCCGCCACGATCCACCGCCACCACCATTAGTAGTTGCACTGGTACTAGCACCACCACCCCCGCTGCCTCCGTGGCCATAAACAATACAACCAAAAGCCGGATGAAAAGTATTTGTTTCGCCACCAATACCACCACTACCAGGACTCGCAGCTACCGCAGTGCCAGCTCCACCGCTGGAATTTGACCACCCCAATGTGGTACCTGAAGCATTACCAGTACCACCAGCACCAGAAGAAACTTGCCCCGCGCTACCACCACCACCAGATTTAATAGTCAATTTTCCTGCAGTTGGAGTAATTCCAGACATTAGCAAAGTAGCCCACGATCTAGGTGCAAGGTTTGTTACGGTAGTATTGCCCCCATCACCACCGTTAACGCCTACAGCACCCAAAGTGCCCCCTGTGCCTAAAGTAATAGTAAGTGTTGAGCCTGGAATAACTGTTGCTGGATAGTTACAAAATGATAAACCACTAGCTGCACCGCTACCACCTGATCTTGATGTAGTTAAACCATAGCCACCGCCACCCCCGCCGCCTCCTCCGCAACCAGAAATCAATAAGTTGACAACACCAACAGGTACAGTCCAAGTAAAAGTACTTGTAATGTTTGTTGCATCAGTCACGCCGTCCGTGATAACACCTGTGCCTGTAATAAATTCTACTAAATGCTGTTTAAAAGCGGGTCCGGCTAAGCTCATTTAATAACTCCTGATTAACTGTAGTAAACTTCGCGGAATGTGGCGGTAACAGTAGCACCTAGTGCAGTTCCTGCGTCGTTGTAAAGCACGATTCCCCACTTTGGAGGGATCACACCAAATGTGGTAGCAACTGAAAACTGTTCGCGAGCAGTGACTGCAACAGCACCTTGGTTTAGCTGTATAGTACCCATGAAGAATAGCGCAGTGGGTGAACCAATAGCAGTTAAGGCTTTGTCCGTACCGTCAACGTTGTCTGTTGTGGTACTGTTCCCAGTATAGGTAGTACCGTCTTCAGACATGTAACCGTAAACAACAATTTGTTTGTTGCCAGTTGGAGCGGTAGCGGTAGTTAGCGCATTAACTGATACTAAGTAGTCAGTTGTGTTGTTTGTAAGTGCTGAAGTTACTGCGGCCGAAGAACGGTTGGCTGCTGAGGCTAAGCTGCCTGCAGTAATTGTGATTGCGGTAGACGCACCATATTGAATTGCCATTAAATTTCTCCGATTACTTGTTCAACAGATACTTGTTCGATACCTAGTACGTCTGCTCTGCTGGCCGGTTGGTTAGCAATGGACTTTAGTTTTGTGGACTCGTCAGTAGTTAAGACACCTTCGGTTCCAAGCATTGTAAGCATGTCTTGTACTTGAACTGAGCCGATGTTTAAACCTTGAGGCTGGTACACAGCTTTTAGTGCACGATTTACTAGGTTAGACAGCGGCTGGGCTGCTGCAGCAAAAGCCTCTAGTTTCGCTAGCACGGCGTCGCCTGCTACAGGCCCATCTGGGTACAAACCAACCACGTCGATTTCTGATACCATGTAGGTTTTTGGCATTGTAAAGGTTTTAGCATTGATTAGTGCTGCTACTGTTCCGGGCGAGTCTGGTAGCCAGGACCCATAACCTAGACCAGCAGGATCCGTAGTGATTTCTGTACTTAAAATACTCATTGTATTCCTTAAAAGTAGGGGCTATGGTTGATGAACCATAGCCCTTGTTGTTTATTAACTGGAAACGGATCCTGATGGTTTATCTAGGATATAGTCCAAAGAATCGCTATATTGTATAGCATGTTGTCCGTCAACATTTACTAAGTAGTGTGGTACTTCTAGGAAGGTAACTACGTTATTAACTACTAGGGTTGGTACCCAGTTGGTTATCTCGGTATAACTAGCGATATTGGCGCTAGGTACGTCAACAACAATATTGCCGGGAGCTATTTTAGTATCTGCTACAAATACTGTAGGAGCATATGTAGCAGAATTACTAGCAATTGCGGGTAACTGTACACCAACAGCACCAGGTACAATACTTGGTATGTAGTAGGTAGTACTATTAGTAAATAATGTTGGTGATACTGTTACTGAACCTTTTGTAATGGTTGGTAAGTAGTATACGTTGCTGCTAGCTAAAACAGGCGGTGCTAGTGTAATTGTACCAGGTAATACTGTTGGAACTAGTACAGTACTAGTATTAGTTAGTAGTGGTGTTGTTACTGTTACGGCACCTACAGCAATAGTTGGACTATAGAAAGTGTTAGTATTAGTGTGAAGTGCTGGAGCAACTATTGCTACGCCTACAGTAGCTGTAGGATTATAATAGCTGCTAGTATTAGTTAGTAGCGGTGCTGTTAGTAGTTGTAATAAACTACTACTAGGCGCGTATAGTATGTTGCTATTGCTGTATAGGCCCGGTGTTAGGGTTACAGCACCTACAGTGATCGTAGGATTATACAGCGTGTTACTATTACTGTACAGACCCGGTGCTAGGGTAACAGCACCTCTAGTGATCGTAGGGTTATATAGCGTATTGCTATTACTATACAGACTAGGTGTTAGTGTTACAGCACTTACAGCAATTGTAGGGTTATACAATGTAACACTATTGCTGTACAGGCTTGGTGTTAGTGTAATAACACCTCTAATAATACTAGGAGTAAAGAAACTATTAGTATTAGTATATAGCGGATCTAGTAGTGTTACACCACCTGTAGTAACTGTGCTATTATAGTAGGCACTAGTATTAGTATATAGACCAGCTAGTAAACTTACGGGCACTGCGATTACAGCACTCTTAATACTAACAGGGCCTATGGACGAATTGGCTAAGTCTTCACCAACTCCGCCAAAACGTACAGCAAATCCCCAGTATCCTGCAGCAGTAATAGAAGTATCACTAACAGATATTATCTCGGAACCGTTTAATATTACTTTTAGTATAGACCCACTAATTACTAAGGAAGCCGAAGCACCTGATGGGTTTATAGATACCGTTGCTAAATCAGTAGGTGTTCCTGCTATAAACTTTTTAAGTTTTACAGTTGAGTTGATAGAATCAAACTCGGCAAGATAGCATGTAGTACTAGAAGACAGAGTAGTAGCTCTACCTATAATACTGCAAGGGAGCGGTGATCCTACAATGTCCGCAGGGTATACAACAGTACTAAACTGTGCATTTTGGTATGTTGCTGAGTGATACGCACTAGCATAATCACCATCAGGGGTAGCGGTACCTGAACTATACGATACCCCACTGCCACCACTATCAATCTGCCAAGTACCTCCACCAGTTGTTGGGGTTTTACCATCAACGGTACCAGAGCCTGCCCACGACTCAGTTACTAATGTAGTACCTACAATAATAGTAGGTATATAGCTAGTATTGCTATTTGTTAGTAAAGTAGCTGTAAGTGTTTGATTAACACCTGTTACCGGGATTGTGGGTGTGTAGAAAGTGGTACTGTTGGTATACAGGCTTGGTGTTAGTGTTACAACACCTGTAGTAATACTAGGACTATAGTAAGTGCTAGTATTAGTGTATAACGGATCTAATAGTGTTACACCGCCTGTAGTAACTGTGCTATTATAGTAACTATTGGTATTAGTATATAGACTTGGAGATAGTGTTACAGTTCCTACTGTTACTGTCGGTGTGTAATAAGTGTTATTATTAGTATACAGGCCCGGTGTTATGGCAACAACACCTGTAGTAACCGTAGCATTGTATAGTGTGCTAGTATTAGTATACAGACCCGGTGTTACACTAACAATACCTGTGGTAATACTAGGAGTAAAAAAGCTGTTAGTATTGGTATATAGTGGATCTAGTAGTGTTACACCACCTGTAGTGATTGTAGGTGCATAGTAAACAACACTATTGCTGTACAGACTAGGTGTTAAGCTTACTACACCCCTAGTAATTGTAGGTGTATATAGTGAGTTTGTATTAGTATATAGCGGATCTAGTAATGTTACACCACCTGTAGTGATTGTAGGTGCATAGTAAACAACACTATTGCTGTACAGACCAACATCTAAGGTTTGACCCCCGCCCTCAGCCGCAACTATTGGGTCAAAGAAAGCGTTGGTGCTTTGTATCGTACTAGGGTACAACCAATCAGAAACTATTAGTGCTTCTGAAAATACAGCAACTACGTAATCAGTCCACTCAAATCCAGTACCAGTAAACTTTGGAGTAATTGTGTCTGTAGTAGTAACTCTACGATCACCCGCTACCGTCTGTATATTACCACCGTCACGGCTGATAAACTCAGTATCAACGTACAGCCCACCAGCATTTTGGTCTCCGCCAGCAATAAACACCATTGCTGGTGCTTCCGTTGGCGTTATCCCAGGAAGTACTACGTTGTTAGTAAACGTAGCACCAGGATTAGTGATCTCACCGGTAATTACTGCCTGAGCAGGACCCGCTTTGATATTACGGTAACGGTAGTAAGTAATATTACCAGTGTTATTAGCACTAGTAAGTGTATACGTGCCACCTACAACATTATCGGCTTTAAATACTGCAATGGAGTAGTTACCAGCAGTATTGCCGCCTACATAAGTATAAGTATTTGTTCCGTCTGAAACAGCGGTTGGCCTAGTGGCGCTTTGAGGATTTACTACAACAAATACAGTTTCACCGGTCTCGTAAGTAACTGTTATTGCGTTTGCAACAACAGTTCCTATCTCATAACCTTCAAAGGTATACGGTGGTGTGGCGGCCTCTAACTGGACAATCTGTTCAGGAAAATAATTTGTGCTTGCAAGTAAGGGCGCACCAACTGTTTGACTACTAGTTGGTCCTAACAGTGCTAGTAGTAATGACATTGTTTACACCCTTATTTTAATTACGCAGTAATAGTACCAACAATCTCGCCAGTTGCGATAAAGTGCTCGCAGATCTTACTTGTTAGAGTATTACGAATACTACTACCATCAGTGATTGTAGCACCAAGTATTGCAGCCGTTTGGACTTCAGGAACTACCAGTGTTTGAGTAAAGCTGGAGATGTTATCCACCACCACTGCAAAAGTACAGTCTAAACAACCATTTCCCGTTACGGTTGCGTTTAGCAGTGTGTACACTGCTNCAGTTGATCTTGTAATAGGCATTTGTTATTCCCAGTAACTATGAATTGAACCAATAAGAGTAATTGCACCAGCANTTGTTACTACACCCATATTTCTACCAGTAATTTGAACAAACTCGCCAGGGCGTACTACAACAGGAGCATCAAAAGAAATAATTGCTGTTCCGTTTCCTTGAGTAGCTACAGGAGCTGCTGCGACCCATGCTTCAATACCAATTGGTAGAATACGAGGTGCGTGTGTAGTGTTGTTAGCAAAAGATCCGGTTTCAGCTGTGGCTAAAGAAACTGCGGTATGGCCAAATGCCAGTGCGTAAGCGTAAATAACTGGTCCACCCGTAAGTGCTACAGTAGTAACTCCCTGTACTTTTACGCCGGTAATGATCAGATTTCTACCCGGAATGTTTACTGTGCCTGCGGGATTTTGATAACTGAAAATAATACCGTCAGTGTTTGCCGTTAGCGTTGGAAGAATTGCCGCAATACCGGCCAGTCCAACGAAAGCCGCAGCAGTGTTAGTTAATGCTATAGCAGTAGGTGCGACGTTATTTCCCCAAATAGCAGTCTTGCCCTGAGTAGCGTGACCATTTTGAGCAACGTATCCTTGTTGACCAGATACGGCCATTTGGTGTGCCCAGGCTTTTGAGGTCTGCATGTCTTGTAGTGAAACAGAAACACCAGAAACACGCATTGTGTTTGTATTAGCTACTGTACCTGTGCACAACTTCTGCATAAAGAAGGGTAGTGTAGTACTCTGGAAAGGTTGACCGTTAGAAGAAGGAATAGCTAGACTACCTACTAGTTCTTGTTCAAACCAAAACTGGACTTCATCCTCGCCGCAAACAATAATCCAGTGAGCTAGTTCGCCTACTACAATAGACTCAATTGGCAGCATTACGCCTGTTTGAAGGGTGGCACCAGAATAGTTAGCAACACCTACAACTCCACCACTACTAAACTGAAGCCAAACGCCATCAGTTGGAGCAGCACCAGCACCTGTGGGCAGGCCAAACCCCATCAAGAAAACTTCGTTAGCTATTAGTGCTGAATTAAACTGACCCACATCAAACTCAGCTACTAGGGGAGCAGACTTAACCATACCAAAGTATTGCCAGGTACGCATAAACGCACCATGAGTGGCAGCGGTTCCCTGAACTGTACCAAAGTTAACAGTACCAGCACCGGGTTGTGTAGCAGTAAGTGTGGCTAAACTATATGCCCACTGGCTACTATTCTGCGCAAGAGCACCAAAGGTGTCATTGAACAGCAGCGTGTCCATACCAACGCGGAGACGGAAGTCGGAAGACGTTTCTGGTGATGCTAGAGCTGCTGAGCCTGTATAGGTGCCTACATCATTCTCGGAAAACATCCGCACACCACCCACATTACCTGGGTTTGTCGCGGCATCCGTTTCTAGTGTGACTTTTAGTTGATTGGAGGCATTAACTTCGGCTCCTAAGCCAGACGTTGAGCCACGAATATTTGCATCTAATGCCATTTTTTATCCTTAGTCGGACCAAACAAAGCGTACAGCCCATTGTCCAGTTAATTTTTGAGTTGAAGTACCATAAATAGTAAAGCCTGTTCCCGATACAGGAGTGCTACACGTTAGTGCAGCAAACACGGGTAGGTACTTATGGTCGGCTGGAGTATGGTTTGCGGAACTATCTCCGGCCATAACAAACGCTGATGCTTTTGATGTGTTACTGATACCAGTCTGGCCGGTTACTGCAACGGAAGCTTCGTTGGAACCGGGGTGAGCACCGAAATCAATGAATAAACTACCAGTTCCTGAAGCCATGGTTTACAGCTGGAAAATGCCGCTGGCGTTCCAGCTAATAGTAATATCACCACCGTTAGGTGTTACAGGCAGACCAGTAACGCCAGTGTCAAAGAAAGCTACTAGTGGTGAAGTTGCAGCGGTACCAGTATCAACGTAAATTACAATAGCTTCTAACAGAGATCCAGTTGAGGATCCGGTTGGTACGGCTGTAAAGGTAACGTTGTCACCGTCAAATAATCCAGCTACGTAAGTTTTTGTAGCAATAGTCTGGGGTGTGCCCGCAGTACCAGTTACTGAGCTAAAAAACTGGTGTGCTGTTGAGTAGGTGTAAGCACCAGTATCTACTAGCACAGCTTTAACAGTACCAGTAAGCGCTGTGTTAGCGGAGGCTTGAATTACGCCTTCTTTCCACTTTGGGTATAGGGTATTTGCCATTTTTTATATTCCTTTATCGGGTGATTTCTTGAATCAAAGAAATGTTCCCAGTTATGATTTGGTATACTGTAGACCCTGAAATGAGTTCTAGGCTGTACACCCCTGTTGAAAATGTGTAACCAGCTGTTGTAGTAGCAGGTACATTTATAGTAATAGTTTTTGCAGTATTATCTACAGTAATAGTACCTAACTCAGTAGTGTAAGTATCAAGTACAGTACTGCTGGTCAGACTAGGACGAATCTGCATACGTGCAGTCATGGAAGTCAAATCCATTGGAACATTGTACTCTAGCACGCCACCACTAGTATAATCCGTAAACCCTAAAGTATTAAGGGCATTAATAGTAATGCTGTCCGTTGTGGTAGCAGTTACTTGATGGTAGGTGTCCGCAGAATTGATCGCAGTCATTCCAACCACGTTTGTGATTTTCGTGCGCCAACCTACCGGAATTCCATGTGTAGTTGACGTAATTACTACCGGTGCGGCCTTTGTGATGCCAGTAATAGTCTTGTAGGCTTTTGTCGAACTCTCCCAACGGATTACTTCTCTAAAGGTGCTGCCTTGATACATTTTAAAATTTAATTTTGTAGGTGCAGTCATTGTTTTTGCCTTGTAAAAATACGTCACAAAAAATTTTTGGTGACTGGAAGATTTGTTTTATTATAGCACTTTTGGTTTAACAATTCAAGCGAAAAAAACATCTGCCCCTAAGGAACAGATGTTTTTTGTTTAGTGGTGTTGACGCCAGGATATTTGTGGGTCGAGGGGATCGCTGGTGTCTAGGGTCTCTTCCTCGATACAATACAAATAACTTGTGTTAGGATTTTGGTTCTTTAGAGACTGCAGTGCTATTCGAGCTGCGTGGATATTGTAGAACGGTTCTTGAAGGCCTAACACCCTAAGCTTACCAGTAGGAATAAAGTCGGGGTGGTGTTTCATCAACTCTGATCTAATCAGCACCTTTACAGCCCAAGCCGGGTAGTCGGCAGGGCAATCACCAGAACTAGCGTCTTGCTTCATTCTTTCTATGAACTGTGTGCGAGTTTTGTTCAAATAATTATCTGTGGATAAGTACTTAAATCCTTCGTCACATAACAGACCTACCTTATTTAGGGTTGTTAAAATTTCTTGAGTTATAATCATGGCTTTGGCTTTTTCGGTTTACGGTCTGGTCTGCGCTCTACGCGATCGAGTCTATCTTTGTAGTGCGTTTTTTTGCCAGTAATAGTTTCTACAATAACAAAATCTGCAGGTGCAGCATCTGCGTCACCTATTTCTTGTACTTTTTCTTCAATCATAAAACTATTTGCAACAAGATCACGCCTAGCATTGCGCAACTCAATCATACGATTTTTTGCTTGGCCGTATGTTAGAAAGTCTTCGTATGCACCCGTATTAATATTAAAAGTGCTAAAGTAGGCGCTAGCAGTTGGTGCTACGCAAGTATCTTGGGTTGTGTCACAAACACTAAGTATATCGTAACCGCTGGCACCATGTCGTTGACGAACTTGAATATGAAAATATAGTGCTTCTGCCTCTAATTGAGCATTTTTAGCAGTTTCTAGTATTGCAACAGCATCATCAATATTATCAAATTCTTGAGCGTCTAAACCGGGTGCCATTGTTCTATATATTCCTAATCGTTTTACTTTACCAGATTTTGCAATAGCATCGCCCTTAAAATAGTTTTCGTCTAACCAATCCGCCCACCACGGCTGTGCGGACTGACCTGCGTTTATTTCATCTCTAATAGCTTTATTAAACTGCTTTCGTTTAAGTCCGTAATACTGTGGGTGTGCGTTAACCCAGTCAATAAATTCTTGACAGGTAGTCTCAGCGACAAGTTCTCTAGTAATAATCATACTATTGCTCCGTATATTGTGCAGCTAACAGTGGGTGCTGTGGTACCATTTTTTTGTATTGCAGGACCGCCTGGAGAACCTGCAATTCCTATATTAGTTGGAGTAGGTATTAGCGACCCACCACCAGCACCGCCAGCACCTCCATTATTATTGCCGGATTCACCAGTCTTGGCAATACCGTTAGTACTATAATAATTTCCACCAGCAGCACCCCAGCCGCCACCACCTCCTCCATTACTTTGAGATGCATAAAGGAATCCAGTACCGCCACCACCAGCACCTCCGCCACCGCCACCAGTGCTCCCAGTGATACCAGTACCACCACTTCCTGGCATCTGCCTACCTCCACCCCCACCCCCGCCGGTTACTATACCACTACTAACTCCACCATTAGCTCCTGGAGATCCGAGTCCCCCACCGGCACCCCCAGCAACTACATTAGTTTGCCAACTAGGCCCGCCAACACCACCACCAGCACCTCCACCCCCAGAACCATTATTTTGACCGGCAGCACCACCCCCACCACCACCAATATAACCAGTACCGGTTATTTGGGTAATTCTAAAAGTAGTACTAAGTGCGGGGCCTCCAGGAGAGGATACTTGGTATGTTGGTGTACCAGTAAGTTTTCCACCTCCCTGACCACCCTTGCCCATTATGTAACCGTTGTTTATAATTTTTAGGGTATCGCCAGAGTTGCCACCTGTAATAACAAGTGCAGCACCGGCCGTGCTATCAGCATAGATGTACACACCACTATTAACAACAATAGTAATGTCCGATAAACCTGCTGAATAACCACTAATAGCATTTAAGTTTAATGCGTAGTTACCAATACTTGTTGTAAAAGTGAAAGTTAGCGTTTTTCTATAAGTTTTGCCATATCCATCTGATAGGGCAATAGTACTTAGTGCCGTAGGTTTTACAAATAGTGTACGTACTACAGTTTCGTTTAGGTTAGTACCAGCAGCAGTACTAGTTCTACCTAATTCTGTATTTAGGTTAGTAAAGGCTATAGTACCTGAAGCAGGTAGTGTCATTTTATCTCCTTATTATGGGTAGTCAACACCTGGGAATGGTGGTAGTTCTAACAATAGATCTTGGTCACTGGGCATTGGGCGCAGGTCATTTTTTACGTCGTCAATGATTTGGTAACCATAAGTCCATACGGCATCCCGCCAGTCTCGAAAGGCAATGCCTTCTGGACCAAATCGTGGTGATGCTGAAGTTGCGTATGTTGTTGCAGTAAAGATGTTAGTATATCCGTAGCCTTGTGCAGTTGCATCAAGGTGCTTCATAATAACATCTGTTTTTCTGGTTTGCCAGACCAAATCAGTTACCTCACGTGGTTTAGCTACTACTGCACAAGCAACTTCTTCAGTTGTAACAGGCTCGGTTAGTACCAAGTCCTCAATTTCTGGGTCATAGTCAGGTGGGTTGTACATAACGATATTGTCGCCGTCTGGTACTTTATCAAACGGTGACAACTTTCTAAAGGTTTGACGGATGGTCCCGTCTGGAGTAATAAACGCATATCCCATTATTTTAACCTATCAACTTCGCGTTTTAGTTCTTTGATTGCTTCTACCAGTAGACCTACCAAGTTACCATAAGCTAGTGCTAAGTGGCCGTCGTTCTCAATTACAGCTTCTGGTAGTACGGCTTGTACATCTTGAGCTATTAGTCCGGTGTGGCGCTCGCCTGAATCTAGTCGAGTAAAATTATATCCGGTTAGGGCATTAACTTTCGCTAAGGCATCTGGAATTATCTCAAAGTCTTTCTTTAGGCGACGATCTGAGTAAGCAGTAACGTTGCCTGTTACTACTAGGGAGTCAGTTAGTGCAAAGTTAGTAGCGTTCCAGAATAGATAATGAGTGGCATCAACAAAGTAATAAACACCAGTAGTAGGTGCTGCTGCACGACGAGTGTAAACGTCTCCTGCGGATGTAACACCTGCAGATCCACCACCCGGCCAAACAACTGAAGTTGAAGCGCTTAGAGTTGTAAAAGCACCCGATGAAGCAGTAGTGTTTCCAATAGCTCCTGGAGAAGCAAATAGCGTACTAAAACCAGATCCTGATACGCTGGTATTAACCGTTAGGGTTGTGCAAGTAATAGTACTAGGAGTTGTGGCTCCAATAGTACCATTAAATGCGCTGGTGTTAATAGTTTTGTTTGTTAGGGTTTGTGTGCTACTTAGGTCTGCTAGTGTAATACCATTAGCCTGCACAGTACCCGTACCCACGGAAGTTAGATTTAGTGAAGTATTAGCTTCACCAGCTGCTCCAATTGAAGGAGCTAGACCAGTTGCCGCATTTGTAAAATTTACAAAGTTTACTGCGGAAGCTGTAGTAGTGAACCCGATCTGTTCATTACCGTTTTCATCATCAATACGTCCAGCAGTAACAAATCTAGGGGCTGTTAGGGTTTTGTTACTTAAGGTATCGGTTGTGTTAGTACCTACTAGGGTAGTTGTTGCAGTTGGTAGTGTTAGGGTACCAGTATTAACAATGGTACCAATAACTGGACTTGTTAGTGTTTTGTTTGTAAGAGTTTGTGTTGCTGTGGTTCCTACAATTGTACCCCCAACAGCTAGTGTAGCGGCGGCTGGTAGGGTACAAGTAGTATTAACAGTTAGTGCTGTAAAAGTACCTGCAGGACAGGCAGCAGTACCGCCAATAGCAGGAGAACTTGCTAGATAGGTTGAAAAACCAGTACCACTCACAGTGGTTGAGGCACTTAGAGTGGTAAAAGCTCCAGTATTAGCAGAGGTTGCGCCCACAGTACCGTTGATAGCTATTGAGTAGGACGCAGCATGAACCGCCCATACGGGCGTTCCTGCTGTTCCTGTGTTTCGCTCCCAGTACAGATTAGTAGGATTCCAACGGACAGAGCCCGTTGGAAGATTGGTTGCAGTGGTAAGAGTTGAACTGTTCATCTTTACCGCATCGTCTACTCTAGCCATTAAATTACTAGTATAAACTGTATACGTATCTGTAATTGCCGGCACTAAGTGATTTGCCATTTTATATTATCCTTAATTAAAATCCACGAACTGTCCAACTAACGCCAGGGCTAGGGATACTTATTCTTGTACCAGCATCGTTAAATGCGTATACTGTCATGCTATTAGGGTACATACTAACTGAACCACTTGTTGTTAGTGCTGCTGGTAGTGTAATAGTAAACTGATTAGCATTTACATATGTTACTGGGTATCTGCCACTAGGGGCTGTACCACTAGTGAAAGTTAAGTACGCTAACTGATTAATTGTATTGCTTACTAAACCATGTGCTGTAATATTAACAGTGCAAGTGGTTGTACCACTTACTGTATACGTTCCAGTAGGATTAGTATCCAAAAAGTTATAGACACAAGTAACTGCTGTAGTACCTTGTGAAGCTAAATTAATACTAGCAACATCAATAAATGTACTACTAAAGTTAACTATAGATCCACCACTATCTGTAGATGTTACTACAACCATACCACTTTCTGATTTTTGCTTAGCGTCTAGCTTAACCCCTAGAGATTGTAGCTTATAAAGGTCAGTACCTTTGAAAGCATAACTAGTTCCTGCGCTATGAACTGGCATTGTTAAACCAACTGGAACCATAACACCTAGTAGGGTATCACTAGTAACGCTTGTGACGTTATAGTCTACACCTACAGCAGTATTAGGAATAGTAATTGTATCACCAGCCTTAAATGTCTTAGTAAAGGCACTACCAACTCCGGTTACAGTAACTTGACCTGTGTTGCTTAGTAGCGTTAAATCTGCATCTATAACTCTACGTGGAAAATAAGTAAGCCTTTGAATATAAGCATTTAAGTATCCTGTAGAGCCCGTATAATTAATACCAATATTTAATCTACTTACTGTTGGAATAGTTACTGTTATATCCGTAGTTCCAGTTGTACCGCCTGAAGATTGATTTGTGTCATTTAATTTATACGCTAAGGTATGTACTTTAGTTGTTGTGCTAGTAGCTCTAGTACCTACTGTTGAATTATAGGTATTTGTACTAGTAGCTGTTACTTGACCTTTAGTACCTGTAACATCTGCTAATAATATAAAATTAGCAGTAGTATTATCAGAAGCTGAAAAGTAGTAATCTCCGCTAGGACCATTAGCGGCATTTAAAGTATATCCAGATTGTACTGCAAAAGTACCTTCTGTTGCATTATACCAACTACTAAAGTTAGTTCCTGTCATTACGGCAAGCTCAGCGGCACGAAGTACTGTTGTCGCAACAGTAGGAATATAACTTGTTGCGAAGGCACCTAATTCTACCTGAGCACCCCAAGCATAAACAGTTTCACCAGTACTAAATGTATTTGCTCCACCTATTTGCATATTAATAGCAGTAGTTAGAGCACTAGTAGTACGAGTTACTGTAAATCGTTGCCAGCTTGTTGTAACATTACATACAGTTTGTGTATTACCCGATCCGCCAGTAGCATCTACTATAAATATACTAACGGTTGTTGCTACATCGGCTTTAAGGTATACAGAGGCAGTATATGTTGTTGTAGCTGTAGCTGTCATATTTGTAGCACCAGCAACACTATCTGCAGCTATAGATACTAACTTTGTACCGTTTAAAGTGCCGTCTGGAGCGACTATACTATTAGCAGTCGCAGTTATACCTATAGCTGACCAACTTGTAACACCGATAGCTGCTGATTGAAATACTAGATTTGTTCTAGCTTCCTCAATCAACAAGCCTTTGGGAGCTAAAGTAACAGGATCATAATCAAAACGTGGTACATTAGCAGTAACTGCCCTCATAATACCAGTTGAATCAAAGTGTGTACCAATTGAATTACGAGTAAATGTAATTCTAGGATCTAGTGTATCGCTGGACACAAAGTTTAAATCTAGTGAAGGTCCTACAGCGCCTGGAGCACTAATACCTGTTCCAGCTCCGGCACTTCTAGTGGCCTGGGCCACATGGATTTTAGCTTTTACATATTGAAACGCTGTTCCTAGTGCGGTTGTACCAGTATAGTTAGTAAATGCTCCTGCATAACTCCAAGAAGCAGTAGTGTTAGCAGCAACAATAGCTGGAGTAACAGTTACTAAATTACCAACCACAGAAATAACTCGTACCGTTTGACCTGTACCCGCAGGCACAGTAATAAAGTTACCTATTACTAAACCAACACTAGCTTCTGAACTAGTTAATGTAGTACTATTTGCTGCATTTGTAACTGTTACTGCACTTCCTGTTCCGCCTGCAAGTGTTGTACCTGCAACTGAAGCAGCTGTACCAATCATAGGAGTTATTGCAGGAGCATTAAAAGCAGTACCTGTATAGCTCATAGTAATTTGACTACTTGCTAGAGGCTTGGTGTAGTTGTACACTTCTTCATAGTATCCTGAAGATTTACCTGGTTGAATAAAGATAGGAAAGTAAACGTTCTGATCACTTGGTCCTGTCCATGTTCTACCTGTACCACTATCAAAGTGTTTAGTAAATGTTGCAGTAGTATCTACTGGCATTACTATACCCTGGTTATCATATAGTGTATTACTATTAATACCTTCAGCACCAGTAGCATCTGTTAGGGTCATAGTACCAGAAGCAGTACTAGTACCTGTAAATATAGGCGTTAGTGCCGAACTGCTACTAATATTAATTGTTGTGCTGTCTAGTATAGAAACAACATACCAATAACCAGCAGTAAGTCCACCAAAAGCGGTTCCACTTAAGATTATTTGCATGCCTGCGTACATGCCTTCCGTAGAACCAACTGTTACATTCGCAGAAAGGTTTGTAGTGTTAGTTACTGTAGTACTTACATTAGCAAATATTGAACTGTATGCGGCATTGAAGACATAGTCTGGCGGAGAAGCTACTAAGGCTGTTAAGCTAACAGGTGTGCTTACCTGATTATCAGTATCTACGACAACTACCCAGTAAGTAAAAGTACCACCAGTTTGTTCAAACACAGTAGTGAAAGTACCAGTTTTGTCGCCGATATTTGCAGCCGTTGCGTAGGTGTCACCCTTATATACAGTAATGTGATCAATAGGTAGTGATGTTTTTGCTGGAGGAGTCCAGGATAACAACACGTTATTATCAATTACTTTTGAGGTATAGTTACTAACTGGACTTGGAGCAGATTTTGTTACTGTTGTTTGTGCTATAGTAGCACCAACAGATTTGTTGTTAACGTTTAGGTTATCAATTACTTTAACAGTAAATGTAACAGTTCCAGTTCCAACAACATTCCAAACAGTACTAGCATTTAGAACAATACTTGTAGTATTTAAGATTCTGGTTGTTAATACCCCACCAGTAGTAGTATAAGAAAGTTCATAACCGTACAGTCCAAACACAGGACTAGCAGGATTCCATGTTAGTGTGATAGTAGCAGCGGTTAGGCTGTTTTCACCAAAAACGAAAGGAACGTTACTCCAGCTTGTATCTACAGGTGCTGCCACTAGGTAAGTAAAACTAGTAGCCGCACTGCTGTATCTGTTATCAGCATCGTATGCTTTAATGTAGTAAGTTAGTGTGGTTCCTGATGTAGTGCCCTTAATATCAACAGTAGTACTATTTGCAGACCCGGAGTAAAGCATGGTTCCTAGAGCAGTGCCCCAGTTGCTGTCGGTCGTACGAATTTCGTATCCCGCAACAGCCATACCAGTTGATAGTGGAGCTACTTCTGCCCAGTATATTGCTAGACCAGTACCTACAGGAGTTGTAGTAATACTAGCTCCTGAAACAGATGCTGGTAAATTTTTAGTAACTGCTAAGCTTGCGGAAGCAACAGACTTATTACCAAGAATGTCAATAGTTTTAATAGTTAGAGTTGCAACACCTACCCAGTTAGCTGGTGTAGTCCAAGTTGTACCCGTAACTTCTTGTACTAAAGTATCAACACCGGGTTTGACTAGTGTTAGTTCATAACGGTCAATTAAGAAATTACTGCTAGCAGGCATTGCCCAATTAAATATAACATTAGTATCTGATAAGGATGTGGTGTTATATAAGAAAGTGGCTATAGGACTAGCAGTAATAGTAGGTGGAACTACTACTGTATATGTAAAAGTAGCGGAAGTTAAGCCGTAGTTAAGTGAGTAATCAATTGCTTTTATGTAGTATGTTTTTGCTACACCAAGTGCTGCAGGTACCGCAGTACAGGAAACACCAGCACCATAAAACACACGATTTGTTTCTGAGCCCCAGAGTGTATCAGTACGTACTTCGTAGTACTGTACGTCAATTTCTGAGTTGGCTGTCCAGTTAAGGCTTAATATGCCTTGGCCGTACAGGGGCACTGCTGTAAAATTTGTTACTGTGCTTGGCGGAGATGTTTTACCTATTACTTGGTGTATTAATTTGTCTGGTATAAACGCATTTTCAAGATTATTATAGGCAGAAACCAGTCCCTGACCTGTTACTAGATCTTGATTGGCTTGGTTGGCTGTGGAGGTAACCCAACTACCTACTCCAGTTGTACGAACTATTGTACCTTGTCTAGTTGCGGGTCCTGTTATTGCAGACGCCCAAGTTATAGTAGTTGCTGTAGAACTAGTAATAACAAAAGTACCATTAAATCCAGCAGGTGTAGCTCCAGAAATAGTAATACTGCTTCCGGGTGCGAGTGATAAGTGCTTTTGGGCGTCAAATGTAGCAGTTGCTACGCCGCCAGTTTGTGTAATTGAGGTTGTAATAACACAAGGTGTTATGGTACCCTGAGTTGTTGCTGTGATAGGTAGTACGTTAGCTGTAGCAGCTAAAACTGGAATGTACTGGCCTGGGTACTCACCAAGATTCATTTGTGCTCTAGACACATAAAAACCTTGACCAACAGTTCCTGCAGTATTAGGTATTTGAATAATTATAGCAGGTGTACCTGCTCCTGAGCCAACACTAGCAGATAGCCAGCAACGATACCATCCGGTGCTAAGATTTATCATGCCATAATTTAGCACAGAAGTACCTGCTGCGTTAGTAACAGTACTTATTGTACCTGTAGCTAAATCAAAAGTAACAGAGGGGTAGTCTGGTATTTTTGTACCTAGGTATAATCTTAGTGTAGAGAGTTCTGCTGCTTTGGCGTCTACGCTTATAGTAATTACAGTATTAGCTGCTAGTAAAGTAGATGCTTGAGAGATTTGTCTTTGAGCGCTGGCGGTAGTAGCTAGTTGTATCTTTGAAACACCATTAACGCCCTGTGAGTTTGCTACGGCTGTTTCGTATGTTACAGTAGTATCCGCATCAACAGCCTGAGACCATGTTGTCATGTTCTCAGTATAAGTTAGCAGATTACCAGTAGACCAGCTTACTCCGGCGGAATCACAAGCTGTAACATTAGACACACCATTATAAGTAGCAGGAACTGCTCCGGCTACTATAATTTGTGAACCAACTATGTAAGGTGTATAATTTCTATCTGTATAAGCCGCTGTAGCGTAACCAGCTCTAGCGGTTGTTGCAGCAGTAGTAATTGAGATAGTAGGTTTAGTAATAGCGCAACTTAAACTTGTTTTACTGGGTATTGCATCCACAGTATAAATGTTATTTAAGCTAGTACCCTGAGCATTGTATAAGTATACTTGTGCACCAACGCTAAAGCTGTGGCGACTTACTGTGTTGATTGTTAAAGTGCCAGAACTCCAAGCAGTACTACTAACTGGTGATAGTGCTGCAGTAGTCCAAGGACCGTTTCTACCGTCCTTGCTTTGATAGCGCAAACGGATTCTGTAAGTATTTAACTCATCAACTCCCGTAATAGTAATTGTTTGTTTGTTGGCCAGTACCGCAACTGAAGTATGCCAGTTATCTAAGCTATCACCAAGATCGTCAATTTCTGCTTGTACATACTCAATGTCTGTTGGTAGTTGCGGAGGATTAGTAAATCCAATCTTTATGTTGATCTTAAAGTTACCGGCTGAAATCTGTTCCATTACCGTTTCGTCACTAATAATACTAGTAACTATAGGTTTATAGATAATGGTTTGTACTAGGTTCTTGGGCGGTAGAGTTATTTTACTTGTATAGGCAGGAGTTTTAAATGCATTAGTAAAGTCAACACCACCACCAGCAACGCCTAAAAATAGCTTTTCTGCATAGTCTACTAGTGTGATTTTAGCATTTTGATTGCCAAAAGGTTCAATAGCTAATACTAGTAAGTCTTGTGCTTCGTAAGTTTGTAGTGCAAATAAGAATAAATCATTAACATCAATTTTATCAGCAATAGGGGTGCTAACGCCGTCTGTAGCCAATCTAGATATTTTAATAGTATTGTAGTATCCGTCTACTGATACTGCGGCTACATTCCACAAGTAGCTGCCCCCAGTTTTGGACCTTACACGAACAGTATAAACTTTAGTAGCCTCTAATGGAACGTCTTCGTCTAGTTTAAATACGCTGCACTCAGTTCCAACAATACTAGGAACAATAGTTCCTTTTACTGTTCCTTGTGTAGTAGCAGTAATTGTTGTTACATCATCTGCCCACTGTACTTCACTAGCAGTGCAAGCAGTAACTAGTCTTGTACCATTATAGGTAGCGGGAATAGCCCCTGCAATATAAATTCTAGAACCAACTGCAAACGGAATGTACCCTTGGTTTACAAAAGTTGCTGTTGCTATATCTGTGCCAGTATTTACTGTGATACCAGTTGTGTTCAGTGTAGCAGTGTTACTAATAGTAGCCGTACCAGTTACAGAAGTATCTGTCCACCTAACAGTTGTAGCGGTACAGCCAGTAACTGTTTTTGTACCGTTGTACCCAACAATTGGTGAACCGGATACTGTTATTGTGTCGCCTACATTATAGATTGGGTAGATTTGATTTACAACCTGAGCAGTAACATCATAACTACTTCCAGAAATAAGAGTAGATGAAATACTGGTAGGAGTACTAGTAACAATTCTATCACCAATTCTACCACTACCAATACCCCACAGGGGTACGTCGTGTACTACTTTTACTCGGTCACCGCGATTACATACTAGGTACTCTAGGTCTGTGTTGATTGTGTAAATTTCTGGACGTAGGGCAGCTTGAGCCAAGTGCCAACGAGCGTGTGCTTTGATATTTTTTTCACTGGTTATTCCGGGCAGATTGATCTGCTCAAAAATTTCTGCTGCTTTGTCCGTTCCAGAGGCTGTAGCAGCGTATCCCTGATTGTAGATAATTGACTCTTCTTCTTGGTAGTCTGCTTGTTCATTTAAGTATGAAACACGCAGAGCATGTGGCTGCCTAGGGAGCCTCTTACTAGATTCAAATCCCCAACTATTGTGTGGTGTAAAGTGCTGAATAATATCTGGTTTGTCTGTGTCAATAACCACAGTCCATCTACCGTCTACCATTGCTGGACTTGCGCGGCCTGCAGCAGCAATATCTTTTAGAATATCTAATACGCTAACTTGTGAACTTACTACAGAATTAAAGGTGAAACCCCTAGAGTTACAAAATGTCCACCAAGCACCCAGCGCGTCCATATTGATCTTTGCATTAAGATCTGCTGGTTCTACACGATAAGCATTTGCAGGGTGTTCTAGGATATATAAGAATAAACTAGCAGGGTTATTACTACCCTGATCATTAATGGCCCACTTGCTAGTAGTACTATTCCAATCTTTACAAATAGTTGTTACAATACCATTTACCCCCTCAATACGACTATTGAGTTGGTCGTTTGCTTTAATTCTAATCGCGGACTTAGTAAGTCTCCAATTAGTACCTTCTACTATAGGTTTATTAGTTGCGGTTGCGGTTGCACTTTGAAAAACTATTACATGCATTAGCTTGTTATCTGGATCTGGTTTGTCGTCTTCGTTATCGTCCGTTAAACGACGAACTCTTACTCTGTAAAACCCATCATCAGGCAATTTTGCTACAGGCATAGACACTGTATAAGAAAATGCGTCTTTTCTTTTTACGAACTTACCGGAGGCGGAAGTACCTAAAGTAATAATAGCATTTGTGGCTCGGTAGATAGTTCCTTGTGCAATATTAACTAGCTTATCGCCTGTGTTTGCTCCGGCAGTTGGATTGGCCCAGCTTGCAGTACTATAATTGACTGAGGCAATTTCCCCGGTAGTTACGGTCATTCCAGTAATTGTTCGTCTATCTCTTAGGCTTGTGCCATAGTCTGTGCTTCCTGCTATGTTGGGACCGTACATACATATATCGTACAGAGGTGTAACGTCTGCAGGCCATGCAGGCAGTCTTACCCCGGCATCACCAGCACTAGTATTAGTAGTAGTATTACCACTCATAGCAGCTAAGTAAATCGAAATCTGTGAAAGGTCAAAACTTCCACCAATACCATAGGCGGAATTAATAGCATCACAACGCGGACCAACTTTTACTTGAATACCTGTAGAACCAATACCAATTCTAGTCCAGCGATACTTTGCGGTACCTGCAGTATTGTAAGTAGCATCAGCAATTACTGTTGTAGCAGGAATAGTTGCGTTAGTGCCACTTCCCCAGCCACCAATAGCTACTCCGCCTACAGTAAATGCCGCAACTTGAACCTGAAATTTTGCTCCTAGTTCATAAATATCGCCGGAATGCTTGCCCTTAACGCGCAGTTGACGTAGGCCTTGTGGAAAGTGTAGGTTAACGTCAATACGTACTGTGTTAGACTGGCCTAAAGAAGCTCCAATAAAAGGACCTACAGCACCTTGTCCATCACCTTCATCTACATTTACATTAGTAGGAGTGGTCTGCATTACTAGAGTAGTACCAACATAAACTTGTTGTCGATCTGATCCGTAAATAGCATTAAAATTAATTATGTCGTTTGCATCGTCTGCTGTTTGAGTGTCGTTTAGGTGATAGTGTTCAATCGGAATACCCGCACCATTTTGATACTGACTAAAGGGATTTAAACCAATCCTTAGTGTTGATTTGTCAAGTTTTAGGGGGCCAAAACCCCATACTAACAACATATTTAAGTAACTGTTGTCCGTATTGGAATCAACGTAGTTTTCACCACCTAATAGTGGTGTCATACGTACTTTACCTAGTACAACTGGTATAGCTGCATATTTACTTACTTGGTTGCTTCCACCACTTAATAGCAGTTGTGACTCGGATGAGCCTGGATCTTTTGGCTGAGATGGTGGCCTGATTGGCATTAGGTAACCAATTAGTAGATTGCCTATAGTTGAAACAGATGCTGAAATAAGAGCTGCGGTTCCTAATTGACCTGCGGTAGCTGCAGCACCTGGAGCAACAGCACCTGCTAGGTAATACTGACCAGATGCATATGCAATGTAAGCAACAGCAATTATTAGTGCTATTCTAATAAGGCTTTTTCCGGGTACTGCTCTGTACTCAATAGTATCCTTATCTAGAATAATAGTAGTGCTATACGCATCTTTTGATACTACTACACCATTTCTAATAATAGTTACTTGTGAAGATATTTCGCCAGATATTTCAAACTTTTCTAACACCCAGTGTGATAACTGTTCTATTGTTGTACCGGGCCTTACAGGCACTGTCCAACGCTCAGTGCGCAGTGGGTGTGGTACAGCATTTAAAACTGCCGAAGACTTTTCAACATAGTTAAAAAATCCAGCAAAACGTTTGTTCCAGTTGATGCTCTCTAGGTTTTCAATTACACTGCTGTGATTCTCAAGGCAGTGTAAAAACTTGTTGCCACCAATGTAGATACCTATGTGACTTAGGTGACCTAGTACCTTAAATAGTATAACACTACCAGGTTTTGGGGTGGTTGTTTCTTCCCAGCCTTCTTTATATTGCGCAGTTAGCTGTTCAATACGTTCCGTATCTTCATATTCATAATCATCAGCAAAACTTGGTAGATCTATGTCAAATTCTTCTTTGTACACTAGGCGTACTAGTCCCCAGCAGTCTACTCCAGTCTTTTCGCGCCCTTTTTGTAGAAAGGGTATACCCACGTAATCATTATACCACATTAGAATATTCCTGGAAAGAATTGAGGAGTAAAAGTAAAGCAGGGAAAAGGCTCTACCGCAAAATCTGTCATTGCCAACTCGCAGGTTACGGTATCAGCATTATAAGTAATATTTGTAATATAAAAACTAGAAAAACTAGCTTCTACTACATCAGGAGTAGATGTAAGTACTAGTTCGATTAACACTCTAGGAGGTGATTGAATGTTTCGAATAAGAGGTGTTAAGTAGCGAGTAACATCGCGAATTACTAGGCTACATTTTGGTGCTGAGTTGTCCTCCTCAGTGGGCAGACTGATCTCAACAGGTAAAAATATATAGTTATTGCTACGACTTACAACTCCGTATACTAGGTCATTACCATCAGTTACTACGGTTTGATCACTAGCAGGATAGCCTACTAATCCAATAATACTGTTAGTATCTAGCCGTTGTAAGTAGTTATCACAAAGTCGTGCTGCTACAGTATTAACATTAGTACTTGTTGGGTCGTAGATTGTGATTAGTGTCATTAGTGTGGCATCGCTTTCAGTTGAAAACATTGCCTTTATTGCTGCTGGTGATAGACTCGCTAATCTACTCATGGCATTATTTCTAGTTGGAGTGTAACGGTGTAATAATCAGGAGCAAGGTATGACATGGTATACATCACACCCTCACCCTGCGGAGCAATTCTAACCTCAGCAATACTAGGTGCTAATGTAGTACTAAGCCTAGGATGTGGGAAAGCAAAACGAGCAGTACCTAGAATAGTGTACTCCACAAAGTTCTGCAGTATTGCTACCTGATCGTTTGTCATAATAAACGACACATTCAAAACGTCTGGTCGCTTGCCGCGCTTACGTATTTTAGCAGGTCCTGAGTCCATAGGAGTTTTAATAAGGATAAATCCTTTGTCTTCCGTATAGCCTTTTTGTGGAACCTGGGGCAGCCCTGCGGGCCACGTATATGAATATGCCATTTACTTTTATCTCCTTGTTAAGCTTGGAGCAAGACCAAAGGTATTCCTCATGCTTGATTGAACTGGCGAGTTTGGACGATTCATTTCTGCTGCCGTCATTTCGCCAATAATAACTTCTATCTTACGATTGCCTCGAGCATCTGTGCTTTCTTTGGTTTGTGCTTTTTCAGAGCCGTAGTTATTAACCACAACATCAACATTACCACCACCACCGCCTTGGATACCTAGTGAACCATTAGCACCACGCTTTAGGGGCATGATGGCCTCAGGACCAGATTCGCCCATTAGACCTGTGCCCTTTGCAAAGGCAAAAGTAGTTGGTCTGGTGACGATTGTATTGCTAAAAGCGCCGCCTTTAGCAAATGTTTCTATGCCTTGATCGTAAGCACCACCTAATGCTTTAGGTACTCTCATACTACCACCAGCATCTCCCCAACCACCGTTATTAGCAAGTTCTGAGGCCGTTGCAGTTGACGGTCCAAATAAGGATGCACCTACACTACCCGCTATACTACCAAGAGCCCCTAGAACACCACCAGAACCACCCATACCTTGATAAGCTGCCATCATCATTTGACGCTGTTCAAACTTGATTAGGTCTAGTATCATAGACTCAATCATATCACCAAAACTTGCTTTGCCAGTCATTGCAAAGTCAACTAGAGCATCACTCATACTATTAACTGTACCATTAAAAGCATCTGAATAGGTTTTTGTGCGTGAATCAACACTAGCAAGTAGGTTTATTGATTCGGATTTTAGAGCAGCAGCTGCTTTAATTGCCTCAGTACCTGATGCATAAAGCTCTTTACTAGCAATTTTTTGATTGACGAGTTCTAGTTCTTTATCGGAACCAATAGGTGCAGAAGTTTTATCTGCTAGCTTTTTCTCTATTTCTAGTTGTTCTTTGTTGTAGTTTTCAGTTGCTTTGCGTAGTTGATTAGTAGTATCTAGTTCTAAGCTTTTTAAGTCATTAATACGCTTTTGGATTCTATATTGGTCGTCTGATAGTTTACCTAGAGACATTTCAAAATCTAACTTTTGAGCTGTTGAGTCCAGTTCTTGACTGTCGCGCTGTGATTTAATATCTGCTAGCTTAGAATTATCTTCTAGTAGTGCTAGTTGATCGTCTAGACTTTTAGTGATTATTAATTGAGTCCTAGCATTTTCAGCAGCAGTGGCTACTAGTTCCCTACTTGCATCTTGCTGACTTTTTAGTGCTGTTTCACGACCCTTAGCGTATTCAACTGCTTTTTTTGCATCTTCTTGTACTGCAGGGGTAGTGGCTAGTTTTGCTACTATTTCGGCTCTACGTGTATCTTTAGAAGCTTTATCTCGTGCAATAGCATCTGATTGTTCTTGCTCTTCTTTAGCACTTCTGGTTTTTTCATCTAACTGTGCTACATCACTCATTCTAGTAAAAGCTGCACTCTTAAAGTAGTTTACATTGCTTTTAGCTAAATCATCTAGCTTATCTTGACTTTTACTTACTAAATCATCTATATCTGCTATAGCAACATCAACAGCTTTTTTGATTCTAACCTGAGTTTCTTGCGATTCTAGTTCTTTTAACTTTGCCTGATATCCAACATTTTGTTGGTATATAGCACTAACACCAGGAGTGGCGGTACCTACTTTTATCTTACTAGGATCTTTAATGGCTTGTTCTTCAACTTTTATTTCATTAAGCCTTATAGCAATTTCTTTAGTCAGACCTTTTCCAGTTGGATCTAGTTCTTTAGCTTTTAACTCTCGTTTTTCTTCGGATAATCTACTTAGATTGATAGCATCAGTTAATCTACGTGTTTCTATCAGCTCTTCTTTCTTTAATTCAATAGATTGAATTTCTAAGTCAGCAGCCGTGCCAACTGTTTCTTTAGTTTTTGGTAGATATCCCAATAGAGTTTTCTGACTATCGATACCTGCTTGACTGATAGCGCGAGTAAGCGGGCCTTCAATTAATCTAAAACCTTCTTTAGTCGCAAGTGCTAAAGATTTTACTAACTTATCATCTAAATCTTTTTGCTTTTGTAAGATTTGATCGGATAACCACTTTATTCGTGATTCGTCACTGGCTCGGGGGCCTCCGGTTGCTTGGTCCATAGCCTTAATAGGCTTTGGTCCTCCCATAGAAACAAATCCTGCAGTGCCCGCAGCTTGCTCTATAGCAGCCTTTGCTTGGTTAGCTTGAATTACTGCGAGTTCTTTTTGGTACTTCTTTAGCTCCGCAGATACTGCACCATAGTTTTTTGCTACTTCTAATATAGCTTTTTGGCTTTCTGGAGGAAAAGCTGCGATACTTGAAGTATCCTTCATTATAGTATTTAAAGTAGCTAGGGCATTAGTTGGTTCTTTAAATGCTAAAGCTAATATATGGGATTGTTTTATTAGTGCCGCCCCAAATTTTGATAGGGGATCATTATTGATTAGGCTATTTGAAAGGGCTTGGAACTCTTTATTTACTTCTTTAAATCCCTCTGAAACGTCTTGTAAAGGACCGGTTGCTGCTATAGTTTTATTTTTAAGAGTTTCCCATAATTGTTCAAACGCTTTCAGGTCTGAAGGGTTAAGTCCTTCTAGAGCCGCTTTCATTGCTGGTTCTGTTAATTGTTGAATATTTAAGGCCTTAGCAATCGATTCCTCGGCTTCTTTACGTATTTTCTCGTTGTCAATTGCTTTTAAGCCTTCAACTATACTAGTGGTAGTACTCTCAGCAAATACAGATCTTAAATCACCGCCCCACCAAGACCTAATATCGTCCATTAAACCGCTAAATGTACCGCTTGCTATTTCTGCTTTTTGTAGAGCCTGAATAGAAGTAGCAATACCATCGGATAAATTACCAAATGCAGTTGCTTGTGCTATTACGGATTGAGTCGTTAGAGTACCAGCATATTTTTCTGTTGTGCGGGTAAGAGCCTGTGTGTATTCGTCTTGGGATTTTATAGCTTCATTAAATTTGCCTACTTCTTCTCTATTCTCGGACATATATTCGCCTAGAAATTGAAAAGCTGTTGCTAACAAAGTAATTACTACTAGTACACCACTAAATGCTGATACTAAAGCTCCTATACCTGTAAATATTATTGCTAGAGCACCTCTAGCAAGTAGAACAGATTTAGCAAAAAATCCAAACCCGGCTGTATTTAATGCTAACTCAGCACGCAGCAGTCTAAAAGCACCAGTAGCTCCGCTGATACGGGTATTTTCTATAGCATTTGATAATATATTATAAGCAGCAGCGGATCTTGTAGCACTGGCTGCAACTCTTTGCATTACTAATTCGTGAGTAGTTAGGGCAGCACCTTGTGCACGTAGTCCTGCAATAACATTATTTGTTTCGTTTGCCTGAGCTTGTGAGGCTAAAGCACTAGCTGCGAGACTTGCTCTGAATTGAGTTAAAGCAGGTATTGCTTGTTTAGCCATTACAACTGCAAGAGTAGTAATAATGGCTAGTAGTGTTCCCGGGCTTTTAGATAAAGCATCTACTAAAGGTAACAGTGCCTTATTAACTACTGATAGAGACTCATAGCTCAAATTAGCTAAACTAGCCGATAACTTGTCGTAAGGATTAGTAGGAATGTTAATATCAGAGAATTTATCTGCCCCTTCTTTTAAAACTGCGTTAGCAAATGCTTGACGTCTTTCAAAGTCTGTTAGGGAGGCGGCTGTTTTACCTATAGACTTAGCATAGTTTTCAGTCGCAGGACCTATCTTAGTAAATATACCAAGTTCATCTAGTAATTCTGGCTCTAACTTAGTAATGCCGCGAGTAAGGCGACTTACTGCGTCGCTCATGTTAACACCTAAAGCCTGTGAGGCTTTTTTGGCTACCTCACCTAGCTGTAGAAACTGTTTACTAGTTAATCCAGCTGAAGTAGCCTGTGCAGTAGCCTGCATTGCTTCTCTTAGAGAAATTGCCCCACCACTTGCTAGAGCAAACTGTTTAGACAGAGTGCCTAGAGCTACTCCACTAGTGGCTCCAAGTTGATTTAAGCCTTGTATAATGTTTGCAGTACTTGCGGCTTCTGAAAGAGCGCGGAACGCAGCTCCAGCAGCATAAATGTTTGCAGCGTAAGTGGCATAAAGTCGAACTAGTCCCCCAAGCCCCTCTGACTGCTTAGCAAAGTCGCGAGCTTCCGCTCCAGTGCCCATTGTAGCACGAGCCTGGCCGTAAGTGCCTCCACCGCTAGGGTTAGCAGGTCCTGCTGCCCCGCCAGAGGGTGGTGGGCCTGAACGTGGTCGTCCACCACCAGTACCACCAGTACCACCAGTACCACCAGTACCACCAGTACGACTGGATCCACCCCCTGTGCCCCCTACACTAATACTAGAGGCAATACTGGCAGTTTGAGTTAGTAGGTCTTTTAAATTCTTTACTTTCTTAATCAGATTAACAGTTGAACCGTTGTCTGATACGTCAATACCAATACTTACTGTATTATTTGCCATGAACACTCCGTGATGCAAATGTAAATTTTTTGAGGTGTTTATACCTAACCAACAATTATACCACTAAGGGCTTCAAAAGTCAATTTGTTATTTTTTCTGGTGGTACAAACGTAAAAAAGCCCCTCGAAAGGGGCTTTTAGGTTTTTGGTTTACTATCTTGTATGCTTTTTGCTCGGATCCGATCAATTCGCATAATCAGTTCATAAACAGCACGATAATCTTGAGGGTCTACTTCAAAAATACTTAGAATATCTTTAAAGCCATTAAGATTTTTACCTATATAGTTGCCACCCATGTAATCCCAGTTGTCCTGAAGATTATTGTAAATTCTAATGGCTTCCTGTACTTCTACAGGAAAGTCATCGTACTCTACGGGTATTTCGGTCTCTATAGGTTCCGATCCTAACGCCTCACACATTTCAAAGTAACTATCTTTTGTCATCCCTACCGCAGCATTTTGGTAGTAAGACTGCAGCTGATTACTTATTTGTTCGCGCTGTTCTTCTGAAAGTTTCCCAAGTCTGTGACCTGTTCACTTACCCATGAGTCAAAGTTTGAACTAGACTTCATTAGGAATAGAGCATTTTCATCACTAAATTCTAACTCAGATTCTAGATCCTGCTTACTTAGATCTACTGGGGCTAGTTGTTCTAGATAGGTAAGTTTGAAACCAGACCATCCTTTTACAGATGCTTGAACATAAAGTTCTAGGAAAAGATCATCATTTAGTTCTTCTGTTGGCTGTCGATTTTTAAAGGTGATCTTTGTTGCTTTCTTGCGAATAGCTACTAGAGTCTCACGACTTAGGAAACTAAGATTTACCTTAAAACCATTAAATCCTGGGAAGTCCATTTCAATAGACTTACTTGGGACTAGTAGTGACTTTAGTGAAAGAGTAGAAATTTTGTCAGTTGACATGGGATTATTATCCTGATTATTATATTAAACAAAAAGAGAGAGCAGTGATCAAGCTGCTCTCTATGGAAACGTTAAGCTGCTGAGTAGTAACGAACTAGTAGATCGTTTGATCCTTCTACATCGTAAGCTGCGGCGGCGAGCCCTGCTGCTGTTGATAGAGCACCATCGAAACCTTGAGCAGTAAAGTTAATTACTGTAGAAAGAACATCAGCTCCTGCGTCAATAGTAGGAATCTGTAGAGAAACGGCAGGCATTTCTAGCTCGACTCTAACTGTATTAGCAGAACCACCAACATGAATCTCAGTATAGTACTTAGGTTCAGTAATTGTGCTAGCTTCTGTTAATAGCTGTGATAGTAGACCACCAGTGTTTGTGCTACCAGACTTTAGATAAGCATTTAAACTACCAGTAATACTACGTGTTCCGGTAAAGTATGTAGTAGGCTTATTAACCGTACCCATAATTTCAGGAGTAATATAGGTAACATTATTAGCAATAGTTAAAGTACCGCCTGTTAGTGCTACAACATAACTAACCGGTGAAGTACCTGCTCCGCGGAATGTACTCTTTAGTGTTACTGTACTAAGCTTATTTGTGATGAACTTAGCAGTTGTTACTTTAGCTAGATAGGTACCTGCATAACCACCAGCTAGTGTACCTGCAGTATCGGTAGTTTGAGCTACTTGACGTAGGGCACTGGCCTTACCAGTCCAAGCAATCATTGCAATACCGTCTAGTCCAAATTCAATAGAGGCTTGATCTAGTACACAGTTATCAATGAAGTAAGTAACTGTGTCAATAACAATTACCATACCAAAAACTTGTAATTGATTCTTATTAGAGCCACCACAGTGAGCTAGTAAGTAAGAAGCTTCGGTGCCTGCTGCAAGGTTTTGAGTAATAGCACCTTTGTGAATCTTGAGAGTTGTTGGTACTGTTACAGGTGATACACCTGCGCCTGCAGGAGCTGTTAGATATGCAATAGTTAGGCCAGTACAAGCTGCTGTTGTTCCTGCAATTGCAGTAATTGTAGCAGGGGTATTCCATTCGTTGGCATCTGTACCTAAGATGCTGCTGATTGTGATAACGTCGTTCACAGCAAATCCAGCTGTTGCAAGGTCAAATGCTGTACATGTAAATGAAACAGTATTGCTACTAGCTGTACGAGTAAATGAAGCTACTGAAGCAAGTGAAGTACCTGTTGTATCAATAGCCTTGTTGCTTAGTAAGGCATTCCAAAGAACGCGTTCTTCGCAGTTAACAGTAGTAGTACCTGTAGGGCGCATATATGTAGAAAAAGTAAAATCTACGGGCTCTAGAGCAGTATTAAAACTACGTTGACTACGTGCGGGAGCAGTACCTGCTTCACTAACTGTTACTACTTGGTTAGTTGTATTTTGACTAAAACTGAACCCATTCATTAGTTGGAGTTCGAAAGTATTTGCAGGTAGGGCGCCAGTGGCGGTGACTGTGCCATCTGTGGCACTTACATTTGTTGTAAAGAACGCTCTAGCGTTCCTGATTAGATTAAAACCAGCCATTATTATTCCTTAGTTTGTATGCTTTGTTAACAACAAAAACATATGTTGAAAAATCTTACATTATTACATAACGCACCTGAAGATTTATCTCTCCGATTGCGTAAGGCGCTAAGAGGCCTTCATCTGTGGTTATTGAGGTTAATAAAATTTCGGTTGTTTCGTAGTTGTTGGTATCATCGTATACCAACACCCTATTTGCGTCAATGACGTCTTCAACATCCTGTAACAACTGTTCTAGCTGTTCTTGAGCAAACTCGCCATGGCAGTATAGTTTCATACTAATTCCTAAGAACCCCCAAGTGAAATCACCGGGCATATATTCTCGGGCTTCTGAGCCTGGTGTTGCATAAATACAAGGAAAATCTTCAACCTCATCCCAAAACTTGATTTTAGGGTAAGCATTATTGAAGATATTGCTAGTATAGGTTGTACCATTTAGGTTTGTCTTTAGCTTTTCTACTAAAGCTTTTGTAATCGAAGTACGCTTAGTCATACTAACACAGCTCTCATTCTGTTTGCAACTTGTGTGCCTGCTAATTGTCTAATTGATTGTGCAATCAACAACTTAGGGTTTCGGGATGTGGGAAATTCTTGGCTACCGCCTTCACCGAAGGCATATTGATAAGGATTACGCATGTAGGAGTAAAAAGCAGTAATCATACCTTGACGAGACTCTGACATGGTCTCCACCTTGGCCGACTCTGCTAAACGACCAGTACGGTAGTTAAGTACTTTTGTGGCGCTACCTGTACCCATGTTACTCTGAATCTGTTTGGCCAATCCTTGATTGATTATGTTTTGCAGGTTGACTAAGTTGGTAGTTTTTGCAGCTGTATTTTTAATTCTAATTTGCTGCTGTTGCTTTTTTATAAGCTTTTTAGCTTTATCAAGTTGAGTAATAGCCCCTTTTATAACTTTGCTTATTTGTTTACCATCTGAGTCTTTACCTACTATTTTCTTACTTGCTTTTACTACTGTTTTTTCAGCTTTTGGGTCTAAACCTGTTCTAAGTATACTTAGTATATGCAGAACAGGGGCTTCATACATAGAAGCAGAACCCTTAGATTTTACTAAAATATCGATTACATTTTTAAAACTAGCTGTATCTTTAAGGATATCTCCTTTTAAATCAGTAGCAGTTGGCATATCGGTTACTGATTTAGCTTTTTCAATAATCAAATCAACTACAGGTTGCATTGATTTAATTAAATCAGTAAAATGTCTGTCTAAATCAGCATTGCTCAATTGATTCTTATTGGAGTATATTGAAATTAATTTATTTAATTTCTCGCCTGCTTCCAATACTGCTATACCAGCATCCCCGTTATCGCCTGTAAACTGCAATACGGAAGTAAAATTATTACTAATAGGATCAAATGTTTCTTTAGTAGCGGTAGTAAAAATATCTAATCTATTAGTTAAACCGCTAGTTACATAGTCTGCATCTAGCAGAAGTTTTGTCATTTGCGTTATTAGATTAGTATAACCTCGATTGGCCTCAGTAACTTCTTTATCTTTAAAAGAGATAGTAATATCTCTATATGTTGCACCTATAGAGATATTTGCACCAAGAGCTAAAACAATTTTATATGTAAATACCCCTGCCAAGTGGCCGGTTTGTATTTCAGAAGCTATAATATTAAGCAAAGCAGGATTTATTTGGCTATTAGTCTCTAAATAAAATATAAACTCATCACGTACTGTTTTTATTGGTATATTTCTAATACGTATTGCTAAGTCATTTTGTGACAGTCCTACGTTTTCTATACTACTAGCAAAATCTACCTTTAACTTTGCAATAAAACCTTCAATAAGTCCGGGTGCATTTAATATTTCTTTTGCTGCATCTTCCATACTTTCTTTTTTAGCAGCAGCAATAATTTGATTAAATAGTAGTCTAGTAGAATCTACTGATACTATAGATGTTTGACCAGATTTTGCTGAGTTATATGCTGAACGTAGAGCTTTGGAATCTTTGTACTTAGTAAAAACGGTAGCTCTGCTAGCATTTTCAAAGTTTTGTACATTAATCTTATCTGATTTAAATAAGTCAAATATATGTCTTTTAAGAGTATCACTAAGCTCTGAAGCGCTCATGTAAAGTCCGCAGTGTAGAGATCTAGTATACGCTGAATATGTGCAGGGAAAGTGCTACTAGAAATATATTCAACCTGCATTGAATTAGGGTTGGCAGACCTTTGCGCATGAACAGCTGAGTCGTTTTTGCGGTAGTAGGTGACTAGATCCATAACAGCCATTTTTAAGTCAACTGGAATAGTTTCGTAGCCGCAGTTGTAGGTTACCTTATAGCCGTTGATAGCATTAGAAAATCCAGTATACGCTAGCGAGCGAATAGCTATAATTGAAGGATCGTAAACCCAGTCTGTGTACTGAGTTAGTGCAGTATAAGTAGCACCATAGTCGCTGCTATACTCCACGGAGTTTATAGCAATGACTGGATATTCTTTTAGGTAGTAACTGTCAAAGTTACCGCCATTAAAACGCTCGGTTTTGGGATCATCAACATAGTCAACAAATGTTTGTCGGCAATAGGCTTTTATTAGTGCAGACACGTTTGTGATTAGTAGATCGATTTCGGCATCTGACGTAGTACTAGTAATACCTACGTAGGTTTTGTATTCTGCACGTGTTACTAAGTTTGTTGCCATTATTATTCCTTTGTATCTTTTATTAGTACACTGAATGTACTAATAAAAGATAAGGGCCGAAGCCCTTATCTTTAACTCAATTAAGAATCAAGTATGACGTAGTGTGGAGACACCTTGTTGGGTGACACCGCCTACAACGTTAGAGATCTGTGTTAGACCAGTACGTAGTGAAGCAACTAGAACACGACGCTGTGTTTCAACTAGTTCTTGTGTGTCAACACGTAGACCGCGCTGATTACCACCTAAGAAGTTAGCTGGAGCAAAGCAGATAGCACCGATGTTGGTGTTTGTAGAGCTTGAACCACCAATGCGGGCATCGAACTCACCAGATACTAGAACTGGAGTGTTACCGATTTGACCGATTTGACCAGTTAGTAGTGTAGCCTGTGGGCCAACTTGGTTCATGGTCTGGAAGGTTGTGTCGTCTAGTAGATCGTAGTATGTTTCTGTGGAAACAAGATAGATCAACTCAGCTGGATCAAGGCCCCAAGGTCCTAGGTCACGGCGTAGTAGACGTAGATCAGCAACAGTAACCTTACCAGTATTTGTAACTGTTACGGCTGATGTAGCATCATATAGTGAAAGACCCTTAACAGGATCAGCACCTGAACCAGCGCCACGTAGGAAAGCCTTGTCAACTGCACGAGCAACACGGCGAACCATGCCATCACGGATGATAGGAAGTAGAACGATTAGTGAATCTTCTTCTTCTTCGTAGGCCATGTACTCGTTTGTAGCAACCTTATATGCATTGAGTTGGATCTCTTTTAATGCATGTGTTAGGGTAGCACCAGCTGAAGCAGCAGCACCGAAGCTAGTATTAGCCATCCAAGTAGCTGAAGAAGCTTCTGGATTAACTGGAATAGCCATAACGTTTGTGGTCATGGCGATTTGACGTAGTGTAGGAGCAACTACTAAGCGACGACGAATTTCCATTTCCATGTTTGTGGAAACTTCTGTTTCCCAAACTGAAGTACCGGTTACGTTACCAACAGTAAAGCCAGTAGGAATGTGAGCGCCAGACTTTTCCATTACTTGACGACCGAAGCGTGTATCTTCGATTGACTTGCCCATGATCTTGCTTAGTAGAACAGCTTTTTCACGGTCGGCGTAGCTTGACTGGGGAGCACCGGTATCGGCAAAGCTCATCTTTGAGGTTTGTAGCTTAGCTAGTTCGCTAACCTTTTCCTTGATTACGGCTTCTAGACCAGCTAGTGAAGCTGTTGATTGGTCTTCGAAACGCTTTGTAATGTCGGCTAGTAGACGCTCAGCACCTGACTCGCCTGACTTGATTGAGGTGGCAACAGCAGCGGCTACCTTAGCATTTAGTTCAGCTTCAGCAGCTTCTTTTTGCTTTAACGCAGCAGCTTCAGCAGCTTGCTTTGTTAGTAGGGCTTGTGTAGCTTGCTCAGCGGCCTGCTTTGTTGCGGCTTCGAGCATTTGTTTGATTTCTTCTGGAGACATAATCCATTCCTTTGGAGTTGTGCTTTTTACTTCGATCTGTGGGACAGTCCCAACATTCTTAGCAAATTGCTTTTTAAATACCGTATAGTCTTCTGCGTTATCAAACGCTTTAGCTAAACTGAAAAGTGTGTTTTGGTTACAAGGAACTGAAACGATTGAGATTTCAACCAGCTCGATTTCCTTTATCATAAATATCTCAGATTCGGAATCGTATTCCGCATCCATGACCTTAAAGCCAATCGAAAATGCAGTTAAAACATTGTCTTTTACAAGGTTAAATATTTCAGCTGCTGCGGAGATTCTTGCTTTAATCCATAAACCTTTACTATCTACCCTGTGTTCCACCATTCTACCCACTGGATCGTCATGATCGTGGAACGCTAGAATAATAGGGTTTTTAAGATAGTTTGTTAGTCCTGCTTTCCAAGCTGCGGCACTAACAATATCACCGGTTCTATCTACATCGCAAGTACTTGCGTATCCTTCGATATAGATGGAATCGATAGTATTACCTGGTAAACTATCTTTTAGGTTTAAGGGTAAAGCACTATTTACATATAGTACTTTATTTTTATTCATTTGTGTCCTTACTACTAGCAGAACTAGGCGGTTCGTTTGTTTGTTTAGGAGCCCCACCTACACTTGGATTTGATGCGGATCCAGCTATATTAGCTGGGATTCGTAAGTCATCACTTCCTGCTTTTGAGGTATAACGTAGTTCCTCTCGAGCCTCGTTTGGTGAAATAATTCCAGCATTAACTAGAGTACTATGGTAGGAAGCTACATCCTTTAATTCTGGCTGTAGGGCACTTACTGTACTAGTAATTGCTTGGACGTCATAACCAAAGTAACGCTCCAAGGCGCTTACATACTTTGTAACTATAGGCATTACGGTCTCTAGATAAAACAACCGTAGGTTAGGGGAAATATTCGCGTTATTACCGCCGTCTAGAAGAATCGGTGGCACACCAAGGGACTTAAGAATCTTTGTGTCGTGAGTTTTAATACTAATATCAAAATCCATTTCTTTAAAGGATTCTGATAAGTTAAAAACAGGCTTCAGTCCTGAGTCTAAAATCATGGGCTTTCTAGCTCCATTTTTTGGACTATATCGCTGAGACCAGTAAGCCATAGTTTTATCTTTGGCTGTTTGACTAAGTGTATTATCTGAAGTAAATATTAAACCGGTAACTGCTCCATTTTCAAAGAACTGCTCCTGAAAAGCTTGCATCTTGTATAGAATCTTAATATTTCTATCTGCGGAAGATAGTCTACTAGTACCTCTATAAATAGACGTACTATTTAAATCTTTTATATGAATAATTTCTGACGGCTTAAACAATGTTTCAGCGTTGTATCTATAACCGCTAACAAAAGTTTTAGGGTCTGTTTCAATGATTACTTTTGAAGAAGGTAGGTGATACAGATGCACACCATCGTAATAGATAAATATATTACCTTCTAACAAGAAGTCTGTGAAGATATTATTCCTGAATTCTTGCGTACTTTGAAAAGGGTTGGGGGTATAATTTAACAGAGTATTTAACGTTTTTTGACGAATACCGCTAGCAGCTACACCTTCAATTTTCTTATCTTTAATGTCGTAATCCATGCTACTGCACGCACTAACAATTAAATTAGTACCACGGTTTACAGACTCTAAAGCATTAAAAGCACTTGAGTAGCTAATATGATAGCTACTACCAATAAAGCTGCCTTCATGCCGTGCAATAATTTCTTGGGCAGGATTTAACTTTTCTGTGTTGTCTTTAAACCAATCCTTGGGATTATACCAAGCCATATTTTTCCTTAGTAAAACTGAGCAAAAGTTCCGGCAGTGGCTACAGTTTTAATACCTGTTTCGCCCCCTAGGAATTTTTCTCTTTGTTTTTGTATCCACAGGGTTTGTTTTGGAGCACTGTGCGTTGCAGGTGCTTTTCCATAAATGCTGTGCAGCTTGACATGGTGACGATTACACAGGGTGTAAACGTCTTCGTAAATTTGTTTGTGGTGGGTCTCAATGAACTCGTCGCGTACTTCCAAGATGCCCGCATCAGTGCTAATGTCGTAACCCTTTTTGTGAGCCCAATCATTTAACAGTATAGTAATACTATGCGTATGATGAAGTTCTAGATCTTCACGCCCATCACAAATGCAACAGTGGTCACTCTTTTCGTATGCTGACTTAGCCTTGTCTCTAACGTGCTTTACTGCAATACGTTTGTTATCCGTATTCTTTGCCATTTTTATCACCAAATTTTTTCAACTCACTTATTATATCATTACAGGGAATCAAAGTCAACAATAAAATTTTGCTACCTACCAAAACAAAAAACCCTGATAGTTGTTATACTATCAGGGTTTTTATTAACCAAAAATACGTTTAAACCAGCTGGACTTTTTTACATCGCCTTTTATTAGTTGTAAACGACTTAGTAAGTATTCATTTTCTATTTCTAGTTCGTCAATCTCAGCTTGAAGTTCTTGTACGTAAACAGTACTGTCTCCATACTCTTTAATTACTATAGCAGGCTTAGCGCGTTCACGGGCTAGTTCGGCCTGTAGATTTTTTATTGTTACAGTCTGTTCTGCTAGGGCTTTTACGTGCTGTGAAGTGCTGTAACGTAACAATCCCATATTTTGCAGAATAGGATCGTACTGTTCTGGGGGCAGAGGTTGGGCAAAGATGGTGTTAAGCATCATGCCTTTATTACTGTAGTTAATAAAGTAGGTTTCCATTATGTCGATGTGGTCGTGGTGGCACTCTAGTAGAACTTCTTGTGTGTAGTCCTTGTAACGATTGAACTCAGCCTGCATACGACTAGAGCCTTTACCCTTTACAAGGTTATCGTAATGTTGACGCCAACGGTTTTTTATGTCGTTAGACTTTCCAATATAAAACATTCCTGATGGAAAGGTTAGCTTATAGATTCCTGTTATCATATTGTATACGTATAAAGTGCGTAGCGTAAGGCATCTGCAATGTGGCTAGTATGGTCATGAACTGGCCGCTCTCGGTTCAGTGTATTACTAGTGTCCCACTGATATTGGTCTAGCATCAGCAGAGTATTACTACAATGTGGAGCCACCCGTAATCGACCCTGACTAATAATGGTCTGTAAATACGCGATACCTTCTAATACCTGCTTTTTAGCTTTAATAGTAGCAATATTGTAAGTATAAGCTAAGTCACCAGCAAACTGTGCTGCTGCACTATCAATAAATATGGTTTCAATTCCCCATAGGGTATTAAGATCTGTGATAGCCTGAGCATGCTGTGATGTTGTTGCTTCCGAAGCTTGGTACTCATCCACGATATGGAATATGTCTTCCTCAGCAATATACGCTACAACAACAAAAGCAGTAGGATCTCTATATCCAGGATCTAGTCCTCCGATAACTTCTACTTTACTGTGAGTATTGCGGTCAAACTCTACAACGTGTTCCGCAGCATCAAACTCAAAGATCTGACCAGCGAATACTGTGAAGGACGCTAGGTATTCTTGCTCAAACTCTGCTTTTGTCATCGATGCCCGAGCTTCCTTCACGTCTTTATCCGACATACGCTCATTTTCAGTGTAGTCGGCTTGTAGTGAGCACCATTCTGGGTAAGCACTAGAAAAGCCACGATCGTAGAAACGAGAAAACCAATTGTTCTTACCGCGAGGCGTTGAAATAAAGATTGCTTTTGATCCCGGACGATCTAGGGTCGGGCGTAGTGAAACGTTAAATGCTGCTTCGGCATCTGACCCTAGCGCAGCCTCGTCAAAGATGATTAGGTTATACGAACGACCAACNCANGAATCNACNGTAGACAGCGATCCCATACGCACAGAACTGCCATTTGTAAGCTCGATCACCTTATCTTTTAGATTGTCCTTAGCCACCTCAATATCAAACGTCTTTATCAGCTTGCGTTGTAGTTCAAAACTAATGCTAGACAAGCTAAAATTAGGACTCATGATTAAGACATTACAGTTAGGCACTAGAACTACCAACTGTCCAATTACATTAGCAATAAACGTTTTGCCTAGGCGGCGAGATAGTGCAGCAGTAATGAAGCGGTAGTCTGGTGAATTAACAGCATTGATTAGTGCTATCTGTGGTCGGTTTAAATTCTCCCAAACATTAGTACCCCCAAAGTCTAGTAACTTTAGATAGTTTTCAACTGGTAGTTTAATAAAACGGTCTACAGGATCAAACAGCTGAATTTCCGTACGAGAAATGTTGTCGCGGGATACTACTAGCGTCATAGTGGATGGCAGATTAGATTGTGGGAGGCGTATAACCGATCCCAGCAATTCTTGCTGCAGTTAAAAAAGTTTTTAGCACGAAATAGGTGTGGACGATGTTCTGTTATCGAATAGCCCAGTGAACTAATAAACTTACGTAGTTCCACACTACGGTCAGCTCGATCGTCTTCAACGTAAAGAATGGGCCGATCGCGACGAATAGTTTCAACAGCCCCTTTCAGTGCTAGGGTCTCATAACCTTCTACATCTAGCTTAATAAATCCTACTTTCGGCAGGTTATAGCTATCAATAGTGACTAGGGGCACATCATAAACACCAAGTTTACCGCGAGTACCAATGCTAAGCCCACCAAAGTTGCCCTTTTCGGAATAGTGGACCTTTGGCATTTGTACTACACCCTCCAGATTACCAACAGCTGCATTATAAACCGTAGCACTAGGAGCGTTACGTCTCAGCAACTTAAACACTTCTGGTTGGGGCTCCCAAGCATGAACTGTGTGGCCGGAGTGCGTCAGTGCTTGGCTAATAACACCAATATTTGAACCAATGTCTAAGCAGATGCCGGTAGTCGAACCAGCAAGCTCGATAATCTTTTCTGTTTCGTCTGGGTTGTACTCGCCGTAGTACCAGAGCGAACGACCAACGTACTCGTCTTTTAAGAAAAAGGTTGTTTCACCCCAACGACTATCAATTGTTTTTAACATTTTTTAACAGCTCCTTTACAACCTTAAATACACGATCCCAATCACCGGGGTTTCTAAATACCTTTACCGTGGGATACCACACGTTGGAATCGCCAAGCTCAGAAGTCCCCCAACGGAAGTCAGTGTCCTTTTTAGGCATTAAAACCCAACACGGTACGTCTAGTATACCTGCTAGGTGCACAACCGAGGTATCTACACTAATTACCAGGTCTAGTCCCCGTAAGTATCTAGCAGTCTCGGTCCATGAGGCAGGATTTAGATTAGTGATTCCCTTAACCTCCCGAGCACCAGGACTAAGGTTGTATAGTGAGACCCCCGGTCGGGCGAGTCCTAAAAAGTGGTGAATACTGCAAGATCGGTTTACATCATTAATATGACCGGTAGATCCGGTATTAACAATACCAATACGAAAGTTACTAGTGTCAAAGTTGTGGGGTTCTGGTTTGATTAAGTAGTTGTGTGGTGCTGCATCAATATCAAAGTAACGAGTTAGTGAGCATAGTGGAACACAACACGTAGCGTCAGTGTCAGAAACCTTTGTACATACCCTGTAATCAACATAAAGCTCGTGCAAACACTCAGGGATTTGAATCCATACTTTATCAAAGTAACCCTCCAACAACTTAGCATAACGCAACCACTGAAACTTATCTCCCAAACCCTGTTCCGCTAGGACCACTACGGACTCGCCCCTACTAACACCATCCCAACGTGGTAGTGTGCTATCAATTGCAGTATAATTCGACTTTTGGTAAAACCTAAAGTCGTAGTTCACAACAGCTTCGTCACGGTAAGTGATATCACCGGATAGGTACTTACGGTACTGTGCGATTCCTAGGTGCCAACGACAAGAGTGAAAGTCTGGGGTTGTCTTTAGGGCCTCTAGGTAATAGTTAATGGCTACGTCATCTGACTCTGCCATGTAGTTCATTAGGCCCAGATTATTTAAAGCTAGGTCATAGGTTCCATAAGTCCCATCGGAAAAAGGTATTGAAGACTCTGTGGACTTTAGGTAGTGGTAATAAGCTTTGTTATCATCGCCTAAGTACTTGTAGCAACTACCCATGTTTAGGTAGAGTTCTTTGAATATATGACGTTCTTTTTTAAAGAATGTCAGGGCTTTTGCGTAGTTGGCTTTTTCTAGATAACCAACCCCTCGATTGTAATAATTCATAGTTTGTTTTGGAGTAGTCGTTCTAACAACCGTTGGTGGTTTGAGAGATCGTTTATTTGAATGTTTGTTTGGGTTGTGGGTGTTTTGTCTTTTAGTTTCTCCAACTGAATCTGCCGGTCTAGTTGTTCCATAGTCATTTTGTGGCTAAGAGCTAGGAGATCAGCAATGTCTTTTGAGGATCCAACGTCTGCATCGTCCAGTTCTTGAAACTTGCGGCTAATGAGGGTATCCATTGCCTTGCGTAGCATAAACCGGTTGTTGAACCCTTGATCGAAGAACACCTGATCAATGTACCGTTTTACCTCGGGACGGTCTAGGTAGCCCAGCACTACGGTCTCGGGCAAGTCTAGGTCTTCAGCCACTTTTTGGTGAGATTGGCTTGTGAGATAGCTGTTAGCCACTTCGAGGGCTTCCGGAGAAATTTGGAGAGGTTCCGCGGGGTGACTATTTGGGAGAATTGTGGGCAACATTTGGGATTATTATTGTAGTTGAGAGATCATTATAGCAGGTTGGGAAAGTTTTTGCAAGTATGAAAATTTTTTGGGGGTGGGTTGGCACCGAAAGTTGTGTGGAAATTTTTTGAAGTTGGCCGTGTGGGTGGGCCCCCGCGTTACAGAGTTCAACCAGTCTCCGAACCCCCCTAGTCTACCACACCCGCCCCTCCCCCGTCAATAGGGACTTACCCTTGCACATCACTTTGGCCACTTTACTCAATCAAATCAGTTTAACTACTTAACCTGGCTAACGTAGTTTGCACACTTTACACGGTTAACCTGGCTAACGTAGTTTGCACACTTTACACGGTTAACCTGGGCCGCCTGGCTAATAACCCCACAAAAAATAGGTGTTGACATGAGCCTGAATTTTGATCATAATAGATCCATCGAATCAAGAAAGGGAACGAAATGTACCAAGTAACTGCTGTCAAGAATCTGTTCGACAACAACCAAGTCAGCGTGGTGTCCTCGACTAGCATGGAATTTGATGCTGGCGACACTTGCGATCTTGACTGGCTTGTGTTATTCTGTGACCTCGAAATGATCGACCTCATCATCACCTAAGGAGAAAATGAAAATGAACGCTACCCAAAACAACGTGCTTGCTCTGAGCCTTCGCCGTGATCTGGCTGATGCTGCTATCGCCTACGCTAATCGTTGCGTTGAATACTCGCTGAACCCTAGCGGTGATGGGGCTTTCGATGAGATGATGGATGCCGAACAGATGATGTTCGATCTCATCACCGAGGCTCGGGACGAGATCCGATACATGGACGAGCAAGAGGCCGAAGGTTTCGACATGGAGTTTTTCGCATGATGACGCTGTACGCTAAGATGCGTTTTTTCTTGCAGGCTTGTACCGCTGCTGCTATCATAGGGTTTCCCCTCTTTCTTTACTTTTTTAACTGGAGCAAATAATGGCTGAAAAAATTGTGAACTATACCGACGAGCAAACCAACACCATGCTGGAGGCTTATCTGTCGGCCCCGACGCGCGAGACTGTCGAGGGTTTGGCTGTTGAGTTTGGCAAGAGCGTGCGATCTGTGGTTGCCAAGTTGTCACGCGAGGGCGTGTACCAAAAGGCTGCACCAGTCACCAAGACTGGTGAGCCTGTAACCCGTAAGGATGATCTGGCTGACCGACTGGCTGCGGTGTGTGGACTGACCGAGGCCGAGGCTGATTCGCTCACCAAGGCATCGAAGTCGGCACTGCAAAAGGTGTTGGCGAAAATCGGTTAATCAATAGGGGGAAACCCCTATTGACAGCCAGCCTATTAGGGTAAACCCTAATAGGCGCCATTTTACCACAGTAAAATGGTGGGTGTCAAGGTTTTTCTTCTAGGTGTTTACACCTATTGACAAAAAAGATTTGGGTGGCCTGGTCGAAATAGTGTAAATCGTTTACACTATTTCCACACGGCCACGGAAAGACCCCACAAAAAATAGGGGCTTGACAGATTGGTTGGTGGCTGTAGAATGGAACACATGAAAACACAAAACGACATCCTCATCGAAGTGCTTGCCACCGCGCAAACGGCATGGGCAAAATTGCAGCAGCAACATGGTGCTATGGTTTTCCCTAAGTTTGAATTGTCAAATCGTTTCACCAAAACAGCAGGGCATTGCCTAGTGCTGGAAAATAAAATTGTGGTCGGCACTAAGTTTATGATTCAGCATCCCGACATAATGCATAATGTTATTATTCCCCACGAGTTATGCCATCAAGTTGACTACAATAAAAATGGTTTTCCAAAAGGTAATCGCTGGCACGGCAAGACATGGCAGATTATCATGATTCAATATGGTTTGCCCGCAGATACTTATCACACAATGGAGATTGTAAAATGAATTCAAATTATCTTATTATTATTATCGGGGTTGTTTATTTCGGTATTGGTATTACCCAGTTATTCAAGGGTTCGATTCCAAATTTTATTATCTACACCGGATATGCCTTTAGTAATATCGGACTATTCATGCTGGCTAAATAATAATACCGAATAAGGGTTAACCCTTATTCGGGCGC